CGGTGAAGCGCATGGACCATACGTGGCCTTTCTCGCGCGTGGGTGTCATCTCGAAGCCGAGCCAGCTCATGGTTTCGGCAATATCGTTGACGGTCAGTGTGGCCATATCCTCCAGTGCGCAGACTATCTCCTGCGAGGTCATGTCTTCCCGTGGGTTGAACTTCGTGCGGTCGCCCGGTTCCCAGTCGCGGAGCAGCAGCGCGATGATTCGCGCCGTCTTGGGCAGGTTCAACGCTGTCGGATCGGGAGTGGCGAGCAGCTTAGCGAGCTGGAGCTGATAATCAATGTTCATAGCTCACCTCCTTTCCCGGCAGGTGCGCCCGCGTCGTTGAGATGGATGGTGACGGTGCTGCCGTAGATGTTAAAGATGATGTGGCCGTCTGTGCGGACGGTCGTGGCCACGGTGTCCATCTCCTCGCGTATGGCCTCGCCCAGCTCTATCATCAGGGCTGCAACCTTTGCCGAGGAACAGGAGCGCGTGCGCTCCGCTGCATTGTTGTTTGTGTCTTGCATATTGCTTAGTGATTTTCGCTTATAGACAGAAAAACGGCTGCCATATCCCGTTCGCGAAAACCACTAAGCACCGCTCCGAAGAGCAAAACTTAATTGCAGATATGACAGCCGTTGGGCTGGTATGTAATCAGGGCATAAAAATAGCCCGTGACTTGTGATGTCCGAGCAATTGACCGATGCCCGACGGAAGCGGACTAACCGCTTAGTGATTTTCGCAAAGGCAAAAGTAATGCAATTTTCGGAGAACACAAAAAAAATCAAGAAAAATTCAACATTTTCTTGATTTTGTTTTGCATATTCAAATATTATTCGTACCTTTGTAGTGTAATCAAAGAGAGATTGCAACGGACAACGCTCGAAGCCGAAAAAAGAAGAGCCTAAGCCGACAAATCTAAGTAATATGTTTTCCTGGACAATTTGCTTTAAGATTTGGAAACTGAAGATTGCAACAATATCAATCACAATCTTCTAATCCAGCCAAGGGTGGCTAAAGCCTTAAAGACCCTCCGAAAGGAGGGCGCCCTTGCCTGTCGGCTCAGAACCCAAGCACAAAATTATCAAATCGTCATGGAAAATCAAAATCCACAGGAAAAGAAATCATGGGGCGGAAAGCGTGCCGGCGCAGGTCGTCCGAACGTCAGGAACAACACGCGCACCATAGCCTTACGCATCCCCGATGACGTGGCTGCCATACTCGACCGACAGCCCAACCGCTCCGCCTACATCATCGAAGCCATCAGGGAATACGACCGCCAGCAGCGCAAGCGCACCATCCTCGGCATAGAAATCAGCTACACCAAAGGTGCTCCAGCCGACGACTGACCGCGCCCCATCAGCGCGGACACATCAACGTCCTGCCTCCAGACACACCCACGGAGGCAGGGCGTTTTGTCATCCATAATGCAAATATTTGAGACGCAAAATTTTTTTATGCATTTTAACAAAAAAATTCTCCAAATAATTTGTTTAATTCACAAAAGTGTATTACCTTTGTATTGTCAAAATAACCGAGATAATTAACATTATGGACAAACACGATTTACTAAAGTTTTGGGCTGGAGAGCTCATCAGAGTAAAAGCCGAACTGCTACAAGTCAGTTGGCTGCTCCAGCAGGGTGTCCACCTCACGAGGACACAGGAAAACGAGCTTAACAGGCTCCTTGACCAGAAAATCAGACTTGAAAAGCTGATTAAAGAGTTTGAGAAAAAGAAGTAGAACCAAGGGAGGGGGCGACCCCTCCCACTTAAAAAACAACAATGATATGAAAAGCCGTATAGAAAAATGGAAATCAATGGTTGACAGCAACGACCCCAACGCACAAGCATATCTTGAAGAGATAACCGCACAGGCTAAGGCAGAGGGCAAACTGGACGAGATGGGGGCTGTGGCTGATTATCTGATGGCATCCGCCTCGCGCCGCATGGATGCAGTGGAGGCAAGCATTGCCGAATACACGCTGCACGAGCAGATGGGGTCGCTGTCAGAGGTCATCAACCTCGCCTACATAGCACGCCACTATTTCGGCAAGACGCGCCAGTGGCTGTATCAGAGACTCAAGGGACAGACAGTCAACGGCAAGCCCGCAGCCTTCACCCCTGCCGAGGAGCTGACATTTAAAAACGCACTCAGCGACATAGGATTGCAGATAGCGACTTTCACGCAGCGAGTATGAGCATCCGCATAAGACAGTCCATTACATTCCGGTTATTTTGACAGTACGCATGTAATGGCACGCCCTGCCTCCAAGCACACGGAGGCAGGGCGTTTTGCAAAAAAGCAGCCGCGCCATCGCGGCGAAGCTGCCCCTTACCATTGACGAATGGATTAGCTTACATTAGTTAAAAGCAAACTGGTCGTAAGTAAAAAACACATATTCCTAAAAACCCATGAAGAAAGTAAAGCAAGCGCGCACGGCGGATGCGACTCCGCAACCGTGGCCAGGTCCCGTTGTCCCGACGGCCTATCCGAGATTAAACTGCCTACCGTCGGAGGTCTGTTGGCGGCATTTCCCAACTGTCACGTGCGCTTTGCCGTCTTTCCGGCTGTCATAGGTTGCCACAACCTCAGTATGTTAAAAAGCCCGGGCTGGACACTTCCTACTGTCACGAGTCACCGCCGCTCTGTGGGTTAGTTTGAGACATTATTGCTGCAGCATCTTCATCCGTATCATCGTCATTGAAGTAATTGCTTGAATAAGATTTGATTTCTGGAACGGCTGTCCAACCATCTTCCACACGAACAGAAATTTGCGCGGAGCAATTGTAGTCGTCTGTTTCACTGACGTAGTCAGTGATAGCCAGCTGGACAAGTTCTTTTAATTTTGCGAGTCTATCTGCCTTGTTCATATTCCTTTCATTGTTTCATTGTAAAACATTTCTGCCTCGCTACAGTCGACACATATCTCTCCTTCATCAGTAGAGATTATCTCATCGCACTCTTTTCCGCACCATTCACATTTGCCGTGGTGCAGGTCGGCGGGTGTGTAAATTCTTTCTATAATCATGTCATAAGTATTTTAATGATTGACGACTGTTACATATCTCTAAGCGAATTGGCAGAGACAAACGACTCACTATCTCCAGTATCCAGCAGCTTCTTAAAGTCACATCCAGCAGCTGCAACCTTTTTGATAAGACCGAACACTGCATCTATCGGTTGCTCAGCCTTGCTGAAGAGCAGGACACCCGACAGATCTTCCAGATAACCGCATTCCCAGACTTTATAGTCTTTATATAAAAGCACCAGTCTGCAACATGATTTCTCTCCATCCGATGACTCACAATCTATGTACCCAGGCAGCACGTAAAGCAACGCGCTCAAAGACCATGACGGCAATGATGCCGGAGGCTCCTGTGAGGAGATGGGCTTATCGTGCAGCAGCCCCATTTCGCCATTGTCATCAACGTCTGTGTCAGGAGGAAAGAACCAGCATTTATCAGCTGTCTCTTCAGGGATACCCAGAGCCAAAAGTTCTTTGCTCTGTAGTATTGTAGTGGATTCTCGAAAGCTCATAATTGGAATGTGTGAATGATGTTTGTTAGATGTCAGTTAGGGGGCTGAGCACCCCAACTGAAGTGATAACCGCACCGGTTGATTATAATAATGAGGGCTGTGGGTCGGTGCGTTCGCGGCTTAACGCAGTGAGTTTCTCGTCAATCTCCCGGATCTCCGCCTTGATGACTCGCGTCTGCTCAAGCAGCTGGCCGCGTTCGCGCAGCAGGTCTGCCTCGAGGCGCGACTGCTCGGCAGCCTTCTTGGCCGCTCCGACGAAGTGATTATACAAGACTTCGTAACACTCAAGGCGGTATTTTGTCACCGACTCCCGGGCATTGGGAGAAACCTTGCCGGGATTGATAGTCGCAAGCCATCCATAGATGAATTTTAGAGGCAGACAAAACATTTCACGCTCCTTTTCATCCGCTCCAACCGAGGTGATAATCACCCCGGTTGAACATAGAAAATCATCATTTTGGATTTTGTCGCGCTGTGCTTTTGCATCAATGCCGATAGCATTGCAGATGGGTGTAACAGGCAGATAGATTTCGCCGTCTTTTTCAACAGCCACGATGTCGATGCCGTTGATTTTGGTGATTGGATTCATAATCGGAATGTGTTAAGTAAAACAATGAATGTGTCATAAATTGTCGGGAAGGGTGACCGTATAGCCCGGAGGCGGAGGGAAGTCGGACTCAGAGGCCTGTCGGGGCTTGATTTCGTGCATGCCTCCGAGTATCGGGATTTCGCCTCGCTGCTCCTGGGTCATGGACTCATACACTTCCTTAGGAAGTGAAAGTTTGACGCAGTGAGTGTCTGCATATTTAGCCTCGCGCACCTCGAGCGCGGTCATCTCAAGATAGCATCCTTTCTGACCGAGATAAAGCGGCACATCGTCGATAGGGATACAGAGACAACGTTTGGTAGCGGTAGAGCCTTTCAGGGTTGTAAGGAATGCCCCTTTCAGCTTCAGCAGGTCGATACGTAAAGAGAAATTCGCCATGGATTATATTTGTGGGGGGTTAGCAACGAGTAACGAAGCCTCATAAACTATAATGCTGGGGTGTACATCGTCGCGGCGATTGATCCGGACGTAATCACTTTTTTCCAGCTCCTTAAAAAGATTGGATAGGAGCTGTTTACGAAGCAGCAGGGCGCATCGTGTCTCTATGGCTGAAGGTTCAGCAATAGCGACACTCAACTTAGATAATGTACCCTCAACAGCCTTTATGGGCGGCGGTGGCAATTCCGGAGAAATCCTGTTTGCCAGACGGCGAAGCCAACCGGCAAAATTTTCACGAATTGCATAAATATTAGGCATAAGGCAAATGTCATTTTGTTGCGGAAGCAGTCATGATGGCAGTATGGAGTATTTCGTGAAGCAGATACGCACCATCTTTCTCCAACATCATATTTTGTAGTCGAGTCGCAAGTTCGGGGCGTCCCTGAAGAATCAGGCGCGAATGCACTGTCTCAAGAAGCGCATTATGTATCCGATAAATAGTCTCGGGGCTGGTTTGCATAGCCTCAGTGTAGAAATTCGCCATGGATTTTGAGTGTCAATAATTACATCGGCAAAGGTAGTAAAATTCCCAACAAATCTATTATAAAAAGTAGATTAATTTTTATAAAATCTACTTTTTATGATAGACATAGAAAATGGCAGACGGGTCTCACGACTGGTCTGCCACTCTGCATTATCACACTCTCAAACAGTTGGTTATGAGTGTGTAATTGCTTTTTTAATTAATAATAAGTGTATTTGTGTAAGCACAAATATATGAAAATTTACACAAGAAATACCTATCATTTTAACTATGTAAGGTAAATTTTCATGCCTTGTCGGGGCGCAAGCCCTTAGTCGGTGGCGGAAAAGGCTCTGACACAGCGACATCGCCGTGTCGGATTGACGCCACCGAGGGTAATTACAGCCACTTTCGCGCTCCTCAGAGAGTGAAACTGCTGATAAATAGACCGATAGCAAGAGCAAATCACGGTTTTAAGCGTGATTTGTCTCTCGGCACTGCCCCACCGCCCTACGCATTTAGGGCGAAAAAAGCAAAAAAATTAGCGGAATATGCCCGAGGGGGAGGCGTGGAGGGGGAGGCCAAGGAGAAAAATGCACGGTCAAACGCCCGGCGCACGCGCCACAATTCGCTGGCGAAAAGAAATCCGGGCACCGCGAAGATGCCCGGGCGAAAAGCGAAAAGCCCGAGCCGTCAGGACTCGAGCCGGTAGAGGTTGATGTTGTAGACATCGTAAAACATCTCGTTGATTTTATCGGCGGCATCAGAGAAGCTGTCAGCCTCAATCTCAAGACAGAATATCTCACCGTCGAAATTCTCGATATGGGCCTGAAACAATTGTTTGCCGGTATGGGTGTCGACAGAATCGAAGAAAGGAGTGAAAGCTGCGGTCTGAAAAGATGATGTCATGGTGTTTTACAATTAAGAGGTTTGTCCGTCAGGCACCGTGCCTGATGTTTTACGCAGCACAGGCAGTCAAAGGGAGCGGACAGCAGAGGTCAAGGATAGTGACGCGAATACTCTCGGCGCATCGAGGAAGATTCCCGGCTGCTACACCGCCCGTCCTTGACCATGGCAGCCCCGGACTAACTTAGCGCAGGGAAACATACAGGGACACGGAGCCGACGGCACCCTCGCCATGGAGAGCACCATGACAAATAAAACCGCCACCGCAGCCTCACAGCCACGATGACGGCACCAATATATGAAAACAAAATCAGCAGCTATCAGAACGACGACACCAGGATAGTCGAAGAAACCAGAGGGGGCTGACTCTCCACGCCGATACAAAGAGTGTCAAAAGCATCCGAGCCATCAGTGCGAGCCTCCAGCCTGTTCTCCTCCGACTCGGCAAGCTTTTCGCCGCGCTTATCCTTTTTGCCGTTGTAGACCCCGGCCGTCTGTACCGATACCAGCAAATCCTCGTTGTTCTCCCTGTTAAACATCGGGCGGAACCGCTGAGACCCGGCAAGCATACGGTTGATGAGCAGGTGCTTCTGCATCTGGTGCATAGGCGGCCCCAGATCCACTGTTGTCACATGCCAGCCATGGGAGCGGAAGGCAGCTATGACCACAGAGGCAAAAGTCACGTTGTCGACAGCATAGCTACTGTGTTTAGCGGTAGCATCAAAGTAATACACGATGCGCTTACAACGGTGGTAACGGTAGTAATGGCATACATCGGCCACAAGCTCATTAAGTTTGCGCTCATACTTGACAAAAAAAGACTTGAGCACCAGCAGCCTGTCGCCTTTAGGCTGACCCAAGACAGCCCAGTTGATATTAGTGTTATAATCAAATGCAATACAGAGAGGTGCCTCATGGTTGACATCGCCGTCCATCAGAGACGACACATCTCGGAGCTTGTCAAAATCATACTCGAGATTGTCAAGGTAGCTTACATCCGGCGCGGAGTATTTGTTTGCCTCAGTCATAGACGAGTAGAAACCATCACGGGCAATGCCTATGCGTTTGCACAGTACCGAGGTCTGGAAAGTCAGCGGAGGCAGGTCGCGTTTCAGCTGGTTTATGAACTGTTCGCCCAGCACCACCATGTTATCGATAGTAGACACCTCCCGGTAGTCCACAGCCACCGACCGCATGCGGCAAAGATTTGTATGCAGCGAACGCAGCTCCCTGCGGAGGTAGCCCGGGGCATCAACGCCCCTCGAGGCGAAGTCCCTGACCTTGGACTCAAGCCGCCATATCTCATAACACAGCGCACGTATCAGGGCTATAAGCTCCGGGTCACAGTGCTGCTCGTAGTCCATAAACCATGAGCCTTTTTTAGTCACCGGCATATCCGAAGTAATCAGAGACGAATGGTGGAAGAAATGTTTGCCGAAGTGCTGACGGTTGCCGCGTAAGGCAGGAAGCGTCTCATCCTTGAGCTGCGAAAAGTCAATAAACTTAGCCTCGTCGATGTCAAGGGCATCGAACGAGTGCGAATTGGAAGTGCCGGCCCGGTCCTGAGAGATTATAAACCCTATTGCCCCTGTATAGGTAGAAAGCACATTTTCGTAATTTGACACAGGGAACAGAGGCTCCGCCCATTTCCAGGCTTTGGGGGGCTTGATGCCGATGGCCCAGTGTACATTGCGTTTAAGACCCCAGTTCTCCCAGTGCACCAGCATAGAAGGCAGAGTGTTAGTCAGCGCACGCTTGATGTTTGCCGACACAAAGCCCGTGATGGATCCCGGCATACGTTCCATATTGCGTCGGTTCCAGAGCGCGTGAATCATGCCCTTGCCGAAAGCACGCCCGGCACAGAGCACCGTAGTACGTGCCTGTACAGCCATGATGTCACGCTGCACATCGTTAAGATAAATGCTCGGACAGTCAGAGTTCCGGGAGCTCCGGCGCGTTTTTTGGCTTGAAGAGTTCATCCTGGTCAAAATCTATTTCCTCAAATTCCACCTCCTCTGTCTGTTCCGTCCAATACTGCTCCTTTTTCTTGCGTATCTTCTCGCGGAAATCGGGCAGAGGTTCGATTCCGATGACACGCGGATCATCCGTAAACACGAACTTCTGAGGCTGGATAAGGTCATAACGGGCATCGCGGTCATCCTCCTTGTCGAGCTGCGTATATTTCGCATACATAGCAGCAGCCTTGACCATCGAAGATATGTCCCCTGCATCAGAAGCGCGGTTGTACGTTCGCGTGATCATCTCTATAAACCTGTACCGGTGGTAATCCTTGGTACATTTCTGCAGGTCGCCTAAAAGCACCTTGATAAGGCGCAGATCCGTCCGTGCCTGAGTATCGCCTATATTGCCCCTGCGCTTGAGCTCCGCGACAATCTCGCGGTCCTTCTTGGTGGGGAACTGCAGCCAATAGGTATAGACATCGCGCAGTCGGATGATATGCGCGATGGTGGCCGCAGGGAGTCCGGCTTTAGCAAGCGCATCGCGGTCATCAAAAAGATGCTCGCGTGCGGTATCGATAATGGCAGGTAAAGGCATAAGCAATCAAGAGTCTTCGTCAGCAGTCATATCACGGAGATACCCGGCTGTCAGCTGCACAGCCAGAGGAGACCCGAGCCGGGCAAGCCCTATCTCCTGTCGGCGCAGTTCCAAGGCCGTAGCAGCCTTGGCTTTGCGGTATGCCATGGAAACAGGGTCGGAGCTGTCAGCGACAGCCAGGCGCAAAGCGTCCTCCTCGACATCGAGCAGTACAGCCATGTCGCGGATCGGCGTAAGCTGCGAAGCAAGCTCCGCCACGCGGGACAAGAAATCAGGTGAATATTCCATTGACAGGTAAAGCATTATCAAAAGCAGACATGAAAGCCCGGTCAAGCACATGGAACGTGCCATTGTCCGCGGTAATCATCCCGGCCTCGAGCCGGTCACCTCGAGTCTGATTCTGCGATGTGACCACAGCCACATCCATCAGCTCGCCATGTACAAGTATTACCTTGGAATGATTGCGCGACAGCCGCGCATCATCGAAGGCAGACGAGATAAAAGGCATGAGGGTCGCCGTCTTACGGGAAGCCCTCATGTCGCACAGCATACGGCAGTGTCTGACCGCCCCGGATTCGCGCAGCTTCACAATGCGGCGGATAAAACCCTCAGAAGTCGAGAATGTCGACACATCGACATCCGCGACGCCTGTCTGGCTGATAATCCATGCGAGGATGTCTGCCAGCTGGAGGGTGCTGGTAAAGTACGGCTGTACGGGATTCTCGTGCAGCGGTACGAAGCAGTCCGCGGCGTGTGAAGTCATGGGGCGGTCAGTCTATGCCGTATTTTTTAAGATCCGCAGCTGTGGCCGCGTTGAAGTCCTGGCCTGAGGCGCGCACCACTGCTGCAGCCTTGCGTAGACGGTCGACAAGGTCAGCGTATTTCTCTGACTCCGGAGTCAGAGAGGCCAGAGCCTTACGATATTTACTTATGTTCTTACGAGCTGCGGTGGCGGCTGCCTCCGGGTCTGCCTGTGCGCCGGGCTCAATCCCCTGCGCACGGTCATTCCCGGGAGAATAAGCGTCATATGCAGCCATTGCGTCACGATATGCTGATTCAGTCTCATCGAGGATGATCAGCTTTTCGAGACGGTCACAAGGCTGCATGTCCGACATCGCTTTGAGCTCGTTGAACAGAAGAAGTATTTTACGGTAACGGATGACGTTGTCGTCCCATAAAGCACGCACACTGTCGGGGAGGGAATCGTGGTCAGCACGTTTGCCGGTCGCGACAGTACCTTGTGGAAGCTCGTCATCAGAGCTGATGGCTGGTGTGTCGCCAAGAGTGGCGGCGACACGGGGCATCACCTTAGACTCGACAGAGCGCATATCAGACACACTTGTATTGTGCAGACGTATTTTCAGGAACTTGCGCAGCTCATACTCGAGCTTTGAAGCAAGTTGCGCCGGACGGCGCGTAATCGCATTGTACAGAGCGCGGTTGCGGTTAAGCGACAGCAGCAGTTTTGCCCCTGCAGCCACATCACGTTTATCTGCCGGAGTGTTGAGCCAGTCGGCTATCTCAGCAGTGATTTTCGGATCAAGTTTCGGCATAATTCGGAAATTGAAAAGGGCGCAGCGCGATTATTGCCGGCTGCGCCCAAAACCTATAAAATACTTATATCACAACGAAAGGCTTCAAACTATAGCTTCATACTCCCCGGTGGCGCAGTCTAGCAGACCTCTGTCTGTCTTGATTTTGCCGGTAAAGAAGGGAGCCGGGCATATGTCCGTGGCTGTAACCTCCATAGAGGTACCCGAAGCGTCGGTAACCGATTGGCCCGACTCCTGTGTCACCTTGACCTCCGTTTCAAAACCGTCATTGCCGATCACACGGTATTTGCCATCGCGCATACGTGCGATATAAAGCATATCGTCCGAGTTGGCAAGACGGGCGTATCCGGAAGCTTTCTCGTTATTGCCGGCGTGCTTGAACGCCAACGTATTGATGAAAGTCTTAGAGTAGCCCTCGCCTTGAGAGTCGGTCTTCAGACTCGATGCAGTGGTCATGATGTCCACATGATGGAAAGCAGCATCAGCCGCGAGACCGAAAGTACCGTCATATGAAGCGATAGACTCCATGGTCGCACCTTCGTCCGAAGGTTTGGGGAGTTTCGGGTACGAGGTTATCTGAGATTTCGAGATGCCAAGCAGCTCGGGGCGCAGACCCGGCAGCACTGTTTCACCCTTGCAATGCTTTAGGGATTCGTAGAGGTCCGCAATAGCGCAATCTTTATCCATAATAGTAGTAGGCTAACTGGTTAGACATTTCCGTCACTCTGGCCGTCACCGCCTCCGGCGATCTCTCCGGCAGCATCACCGCCTCCGGCGGAAGTTCCGGCAAGCTGACCGACCAGAATAGACTCCTTGGAAATAGACTCATACTCAACACCGAAGAAGAGAGCTGCGATAAGCGACAGCTTGAACTCGTGGTGTTTCTCAATGATCAGGCTCTCCTCGTCGCCTGTCTGATTGACACCCACAAGCATGTTTTTGCGAGTGGTAAGCTGTATGATGTTGCTCTTCTGCTTTCCGGCAAAAGGCACAAGGCGGATATTTTCAAAGCCCTCCACGACAGTCTGATTGAACTTGTCATAGATGGGAGTATGGCCGGTGACGTTCTTGTAATCGTCACGGTAAGCATAGAGCAGCCAACGAGGTATGAGAAGATTGAGCTGACCTCCCTTAGAATCAGAGCCATCCTCATAACCAAGGAGCTCGTCATCAGCAGCACGGCAGAAATCAACAATCATATCATGCGCATTGTCGCGTGTGATTGCCTCCGAGAACTTGTAGAGGTTACCCTTATCGACAGACAGACCGCCGCCGGTGATTTCCTTGAGAGCGATAGTGTCGAAACCGTTAAAAAGGTCGACAGTCTTTGATCCATTTTCATTGCGGACAGCGTTGAAAAGGTGCATGGCAAGACCCTTACCTATCTTGGCAGCAAGGAAAGCAAGCACCTGTAGAGTGATGTCAACATTTGTAAGGCCTTCGCCCTTAATGATGTTGGCACCGTAGATTGACTGCGCCACAGAGTTCGGCGAGAAGCGTTTCACCACGCTACCGAAGAAGGTGTACAGTGTACGGGGGTTGATGACAACATCTTCGTCATCAACGCGGTCCTCATTGTACGGGCCGATTTCGATGTCACCTGACAGCTCGCCTACTGTCTCCGAATATCGGATACCTGTGCGCAGCGACATATAGCTGAGCGCAGGGCCGAGAGCAAGCACCGGCTGCTTTATAAGCTCCGTGCGGTTGCGTGCGGCAGAGGTCGCGAGGCTCTGCTCTGTAATCTGTACTTTTCCCATCAGATAATATCCTTGATAGAGTTAAAAATATCTGATGCCGACAGGGATTTTCCGCCCTTCTCGTCAACATCATCGTTAATCACGTTCTTTGTGCCCTCGCCCGGCTGCTCGTTGAGAGCCTTGACCTGGTCTTCCAGCTCGGTTATTTTCTTCTCAGCGTCGGAGAGCTTGGTGGACTTCTCGGAAGCATCATGCTCCGTAGAGCTGAGTTTATTGCAGATCTGGGAGAACTGCTCGGCAGTAAGGGACACATAATTGTCCTTATCCGGCGTAATTTCATCGAGACCAAGCAGGGATGAAGCCGCCGAAAAATCATATTTTTCCTTAGCCATTGGTGGTAAATTATGAGAGTTTGAAATTGTTTGTACTGTCTCGACAGTCTGAGTGTCAGGCATCCCGGCAGCATCCTTGAATTGTACAGGCGGCAGACCGAACGCATTGAATTTGTTCCGGAGCTCCGGAGTGAAGTTAACCTTTGCATCGGCAGCCTCCTCGGTTATCTCGTCTATGATGCCAAGATTCAGGGCTTCCTCCGCGGTCATCCATCTGCCGGCTTTGAGGACATCAAGGATTTCGCTTACCTTCTTGCCGCATTTAGCAGCATACATGCCGGCGATAACCACATCTATCTTCTCGTTTTCCAGCTTGTTTTCCTCAAGAGATTTTATCAATGCTGCTATCTCGTCCGCATTGTAATTGCCCCAGACATCGATATAGTTGGAGCACTTGTGCACAAGTATCATCGCGTACCGCGACATGCAGATGCGTTTAGCCCCAAGAGCTATGATTGTTGCCGCAGAAGCCACAAAGCCGGTCATGTACACGGTGACATCCCCGTGATCAATGAACTGCTGGCGAATATCGAGACCATGGTCAAGATCACCACCGAGCGAAGATATGCGGACATCAAGGTGTTTGCCCTTATAGCCGGATATGACGTTGCGGATATACTGTTTAGAGTATCCCCACCGTCCGATAATGTCATCAATAACGAGCTGATATACCATGCGTAAAATGTTTTACGCAAAAGTATATCAGCCAGTCAGCGGTAAAAAAGACAGGAAAATCAGCCAATTACCTCCATAATAGCATGCGGAGCCGTCAACGTGACAGTAATTTCGGCACGGCATGGAGACGAAGGAGCATCCGGCACGGTCAGCACCGCCGATGTCCGGGGGTGCGGAGGCTCAAACGAACCGACAAGATAGGACGAGCCATCGACACACTCGACAAGGTAGCACATCGAATCTGAAAATGCAGCCTCAAATCCATCGATGTCGGCTTTTAGCGTGACATTGGATACACCCACCCCGTTGTTTGAGGTAAATTCGCACTCAAGAGACCCTCGTCCATGCATCGTAAGTGTTTTGAAAGGTCGCCAATAACGGAGCGACACAAGCGGAAATGAAGACGAGCGAGTGACGACATCGACAAATCGGAGATGCCGGCAATGAGCGACACATATCTTCTTTACGTATTTGAGCATAGTTGTGCGATTTTGAGCAAATTGAGTTAATTCGACGTCTTTGTGTGTAAAATCTGAAAAACCGCGTAGTTATAGGTTTTTTTTCCGTGAACAATCTCGTAGATTCACACCCTTGTCGCTATAACGCTTCCGGACGCGGTAGAATAACTGTCGAACAGTCTCGGACTGATCGACATCGATGCCGTGGCATTCGCACCAGGCAGAAATCAGTTTGTTGAGCCCCACCGCCGATGCAGAAATAGGTTCGATGTCAGACCATAGAGCCCGGGTAAAAAGATCTTTGAGGCATTCCCGGACAGCAGCTTTGCCGATAGGTCCCATATAGTTATACGTCTCTGCCGGCTTGGCCACAGAATCAGGGATAACCACAGCAGTCATACTATTATCAGGAACATCAGGCAGCGAGCCCTCCGGCAATTTGCGCAGATAGGTACGGATGACCGCATTTTCATTGGAGCCATGAGGAAAAGCAATCGGATTCCCCAGAGCTGCCGTAGCCCATTGACTGAGGTATTTTTCAAGGGGAAGGTATAACAGGTATTTACTCATAGCAAAGAATTTAAGCAAAGATACTGAAAATAAGCTCACAATCTATCATAAACAGTAGAAATATATAGCCGACAGTAGATTTTTAAATCAGTTTGGACGGATATATTTCATCATCTGCACAATCTACACAATCTACAAACATGTAAATGCCTATAAATAAGATTGTTACCTAAAGAGTCAATTGTAGAAAACCTATTATAAATTGTAGATTTGTAGAAAACAGTGCGGAAAATCTGCATTTTGTAGAAAAATGTAGAAACATGTAGTAGTTAGTGTATTGGTTAAACTATTGATTATTAACATTGTAGATTGTGTAGATTATGTGGATAGTACATAGGTGCTCAAAATATCGAAAAAAATAATTTGTGCCTATATGCAAAGAGCCCCGTCCGGTATGGACGAGGCTCCAGGCAATTCGGTAGCCGTATAGTCAGTCTGCCTGACTGTCAAACGCGCCGTACTCCAGTTCCAGATTGATACCGAAGTTTTCAGAGATCATCTTATAATCGAAACACAGAGCCCAATCCGTGCGGCTCGTTGCTACCACCTCCTTGGTCCCGGCACTCGTTGTGGCCACAACCGTAGAGTCAGCACGGTTGGCAGAATTTTTGAAACGGACAGCGTTTTTTGTTCCTAAATATTCCTTTGAGTTCTCAAGATAATAACGCAGTGAATCAAGAGAAACCTTGGCATCGCCGACATTTTTGGCATTCTGCTTGAACAGCATGAACACACGTTTTGTGCAGAGCATCAAAACAGGCCGAGCCTCCGTAAACACGATGTCTTCCGACATGCCCTTACCCCGGAAAGTGCGCATATATTTTATGCGATAATCGGAGTCATAGAATATATCACCAGACTGGTGGAGATAGTCAACAGTTGACCAGAAAACACCTATCTCGTTATTGGTGCGGGTTTCCGCATTCTGCATCGATGCGCTCTTGGCGCATATCCTTAGCATTTCGGAGTATCCGAAAGGCAGTTCCAAAACACCCTCAAGTGTACGCAGCGAGGCCAATACCGTAACCCAGTTGCGGTATATGCGGTCTTCTATCACCTCTCCGGAAAGGGCGGTCAGGAAATCATCCATCACGCTTTTGTAATTCCCGGAGAAATCAGCCTCGAACTTCTTGCGGTGCTTGAGTATTTCAAGCGTCAGATGGCTGCAGCCTTTGTCTCGCATCTCCACCAGTTCGCCAAAAGCCTTTTTCTCATGTACGTTAAATTCCGTCCGGTCAAATCGGCAGAACAGCAGACGCGAGAACAATGCTATGTCGATGGTCGGCATCTCCTGCCCGGACAAACACACGCCACAGTCAACGCGTGTCATCTCTCGCTTTTTATCCCTGTCCATATTCATGCGAGTACGACCTACGCCGTCGTAAAGACCTTTCAGGAATTCCCGTCGTGTAAGCTCGATGGTGTTTTTGTACTCATCGAGATGCACCAGCGCATTAGATGCTTGAGATATGGTGTCCGCGAGAGCTGCATCAGTAGCATTAGTTATATTTCCCGGCGCGTTCTTGATGATAAAGAAACTCATCAGCGAGTGACCCAGCTCTGATTTCCCGGATCCCTTCGGACCGAAAAGATTTAGGATAGGGAAATTTTTTGTCAGAGATGTAACGACATCTTTAAATAGAGTTGCGAGAAGATAAGCTATGCCTATTTTTGCATTGTCCCCAAAAACCTTGATCAGTGCCGATGTGTAATCATGCAGCGAAAATTCTGCCATAGCCAGATGTACAAATTTTCTTTCGAACTGGAAAAGATCGAAGTCTCCTTTATAAATTGACGACGCGCCCGGAAGATAATAATTGCCGAGATCCGGCAACCTCACTATGCCAAGTTCATCAGTAGGATACCATGTCGTATTATATAGAATGCCGTTGCCGAAAGCATAGAAGCCGTCGCGGTTCCATCCTAACTGCGTTATCTCCTTGGCTGATTCCGTGCGTTCGTAAAGCACACGTTTAAGTTTGTTCAGGTCTTTTTCAGATCCCTCCCAAATGAAATTGCCGACACCCTCGGTACGGCACTTGAAATCTGAAAGCGAAATCAGCTCCTTTTGCTTTAGTTCAATGATTTCCTTCTGTCCGTTCTCATTAGTTATCCTGTATAGTCGTTTAGGATTTACCTGGTCCCGGATGTGAAACAACGGCTCCATTATAAAATTGCTCCACTGCTTATCGTCACCATCTGTCGCCAATGAAAAATAGCAGTTGTTTCGTTCGAAAAATCCATACTTCTTGTAAAGTGCCTGATCCAGCAACCGTGACTCCGTCACCCTGCCTTGCTGTTGCTTGCACCGCGTCTCGTTGACAGACGAAGATAGTATCGTTTGAGGAACATTGATTATTTTTGACAGCTGTTTAGTATACAGTTTCTCCTTAACCTTGTCCGGGACAGATGCCAATAACGGAGCAAGCTCGTTGATGATTTCCGCTTTATCAGTAGCGTTGGAAGCTGATTCGACTCTTTTGGCCGCAAGCCAAGCGATAAAATCTTGCTCCTCGATGGAGTCAAGTATTTTTCGTGATGTGATGTATGTGTCCGGGTCGGCCTTTTTCCCTGCCTCCGGCGGTGTGATTTCCTTGACGGTGACTGTCAGCCCGAATTTGATTGCATTTTTGCCATTTTTGATGACGGCATCAATACCGGCACCATAGCTGCCGGAACTGTTTGGTTTGTCAATGTCCGGGATAAAACATATCCTGGCGCCCAGTCGGTGCACGAGCTTAAATTGATCATCGGTCCAGGCAGTTCCGAGGGGTGCAACCGCATTGTCGACACCGATGGCGAGCATGCGGAGTAAATCAGGCGCGCCCTCGACCGCATACACCACCTCCTTTTTCGCAGCTTCTCGTGCAGCGGTATCAATACCGAAAAGAGTTGATCCCTTATGATATATAGGAGATGTCGGCGAGTTGATATATTTCGGTTGAGCATCCCCGAACGCCCGGGCGGTATAACCGATATATCGGCCGAGCCTGTCCCTTATCGGGATGACCAGTCGGTTAAACAGAGCATCGCACAGGGAGCCGTCTTTGCGCTCCTTGACGAGCCCGGCATCAATGAAATATTTTGTGTTGTGTCCATGGTCCTTAAGGTACTTGATCAATGCCGAGCCTCCGGGCGCATATCCTAAACATCTATCCTTGATGATGTCTGCACCCCATCTGCCCTCAGCATATTTATATGCAGCCTTGTCAGCATCCGAACCATCATTTATGCATGCCGCATAAAATTCCATAGCCACCTTGCACGCTGACAGCATCGACTCCTTGATGATGCGATGTTGGGTCTGTTCCGGCGTTTCCTCCTGCTCTTCAATCTCGATGTCATACCGTTTGGCAAGCTCCCTGACAGCTTGTTCAAAGGTATATCCCTTGTGCTCCCGTAAGAATGTAATAGCATCTCCACCTTTACCACATCCGAAGCATTTGAATGTATTACGTCGCGGAGATACGACAAAAGAAGGAGTGTCCTCGGAATGGAATGGACAGCATGCTACATAATTTGCTCCTTTCTTAGTCAGGGTAATCTCTGGTTCTGATCCGATGACATCCACGATGTCACAGCGATCGGCTATTTGTTCTATAATGGACGATGGTATCATGGGCTCTAAATATAGGCGTGCATAGCAAGGATAGTTTATTTTTTGTAAAGCCTGAGGAGCAGGGAAATAGCAGCTTGTGTCGACGGAAGGCACAGGCGTTTTTTGATGTTGTCAATGTGTCTGTTGACGGTGTTGGTCGCGATACAAAGTGAGTCCGCTGTTTGCGCCCTGGTCATCCCGTCGGCCAGACAACGTATGACCTGCTCTTCTCGAGGCGAAAGTAGGCGGTTTAATCTTGGCGAACAAATACATCCTTCATTGGGGCACTCCCCTCGCAAAGGACATTTGACCTGTTCCATATGGAATGAAGAAGCATCCTCCATATCAAATGCCTGGGTGTCAAGCTCACCAAAATTACAACGTATAAAACGGTTCGCGATAAGATACCTGAAATACTGTCTGTTTGGGGCTGATTTAGCATAAATGGACTTAAGACGATCCAATGCCTCCGTAAAATAAGTTGAGAGCATCTCAATGACCATATCCGTCACCTCTGTATGCTGCTGAGTGTATCGCTCAGACCCGTGTTCGGACAGTATATTGACCATGCCATCCGGAGATGTGAAAAATTCTATCCTGCCCATGATTTTCTATCCGTGTTGATTAGATGCTTAATCAAAAATGTCTCAGCTTTCGTGAAACTCTTGTCCGACATTTTTTTATAAAAAGCAGAACCTGAGATTTCTGCTGCTTTTATTATCCTCTGGCGGAATAAAACCCGTTGTGGACGGGACAGGGATCCATAATAGTCATATATATCCATTTCTTATAAATAATAGGGTAAAAATAGGTTGATGTAAAATTTAATCATTAAATTTGGAGCAAAGATATAAAAAATAGAATATATATTCTACTATTTATAGTAGGTATATTATAGCTAAAATATGTTAATCAATTAATAATAAGATGTATAACCCTAACAAAATCTATGACCTTTTGCGAGAAAGAGGTCTTAAACACAAAGATTTGCTCGAGTATCTCGGCAAAACGTGGAATGGATCTGCGAAAACCATTGTCAGCGGCAATATCAAAGTAGACAAGCTCGAGAGCATTGCGGATTTCTTCGGTGTAAGCATAGACACATTCTTCGACAGGACGACAGCCATTCCTTCTGCTTACGATGTAGACGGGGTCCTGATAAACGGCACCGGTCACAAGCTACGCAATGTACAAGTAAGAAACGTCAACGAGGCACATGCGTATCAAACCCTGCTTGAAGAAAAGGATAAGCGCATAGAGACATTGCAAGAAATGGTCGCAATATTAAAGCAAAGTCTTGCCATGTATCAGGGAAAGAATTGTCAGACAGAAACAGGACAACAATAAGCTAAAACAAGAATGTAACGTGCTGAAAATATGCACTTTATGAGAGGTGAAAAACAGCAAAATATCCCTCTCTCTCCGCCAACAGCCGCCTAACTTGTTCATTATAAGCAAGTTAGGCGGTTTTTCTGAGTAAGCACTCAGACGAAATACAGACGGTCGGAGGACTGATGATTAACGTTTGCATTTTTAGCCTTGGGACACCTCGCGTTAAAAATGTAAAAAAATGTTGCCAGACAAGAACTCGCTCGCCCGCGTAATGGGCTACACGGTGCCGGTGCTCCACCGTGGCAAAACATGGTATGTGGATTTCTATGCCTTTGATCCTGCCACAGGAGAGATGCGCCGCAAGAAGTACCACATAGACAGCATCAAGGGGATTACAGCCAAGAAACAGCGCGGTGCAGAGATATGCGCCGCGCTGATGCAGAAACTCCGTGGCGGATGGAATCCGTGGGCACAGGAGGGTTGCAGCCGCAGCTATGCGCGGTTTGCCGATGTGGTAGACCGCTACCTCCAGTCTATTGAGAAGACTTCACGCCGCAAAACCTACCTGTCATATTCATCACGCGCCAACATGCTCATCCGCTACATTGAGACGATGACCGTCCCGATCATGTATGCCTACCAGTTTGACTCGGCTCTGATTGTGGATTTCTTGGACTGGCTCTACCTTGACCGCGAGGTGACGGCACGGACACGCAACAACTATCGCGGATGGTGCTCGTCACTCGGAGCATGGATGGCGCAGCGCAAATACGTACAGTCCAATCCCGCCGAGGGGATCGCCAACATATCCGAGACAGCCAAGATACGCACAGACCTCACCGCCGGGCAGCTTCGACAGATGAAGGATGAGCTTGAGGCTGACGAGCCCCACTACCTGCTGGCGTGTATGATGGAATACTACACCTTCATCCGCCCCACCGAGCTTAGCCACCTCAGAATCCAGGACATAGATGTGAAAAACATGCGCATATTCGTCCCTGCTGCCGTCAGCAAAAACAAGCGTGACGGATATGTGGCGATGAACCGCATACTGCTCGGCTTGATGCTGCGCCTCAAGATATTCAGCCATCCGTCACACTATTATCTGTTTTCCGAAAATTTCCACCCCGGGGAGGTGCGGAGGGGTCCGGACGTGTTTAACAAACGCTGGAAGAAACTGCGCAAGGCTCTCAAGTGGCCCGACTCGCTGCAATTCTACTCGCTCAAGGACTCGGGCATACGCGACCTTGCCAACGCCGAGGGCATAGTGACCGCCCGTGACCAGGCGCGGCATACCGACGTAGCCACCACAAACAAGTATCTCACCCACGGAGGCATCCACGTGCATCAGGAGGTCAAGGCATTTGAGGGGGCGTTTGGAGCAGAAGAAAGCCGGGAATCCTCACGGACACCCGGCTCGCCAATGTAAAATAAAATGTTGTGTACGTTTAGCTCTGGGGAGTGTCATCTACCAGTCGCGGACTCATGGCGATAATGAGATTTCCGAGAGTTGCGAGAGAGTCTTTCAGAGTTTCAAACCCGATCTCGTCCAATTCTTCCATCAAGTTGCAGTATAGATAGACAAGTGCTTCACGCACCTGTGCCGGCTCCATTGCGTGCTTCTCGAGGTCAATGACATTGTCGTATTCGGCTCTCATAGCTTGCCTCCTTTCGCGCTGTCGGCGGGTTCGGGGATGTGGATGGTGACCGTGCCGCCGTAGATGTTGAAGATGATGTGGCCGTCGGCGCGTACCGTCGTTGCCACCGTGTCCATTTCCTCGCGGATGGTCTCGCCCAGCTCTATCATCAGGGCTGCCACCTTCGCCGAGGAACAGGAGCGCGTACGCTCCGCTGCGTTGTTGTTTGTGTCTTGCATATCGCTTGAGTGTTTGGCTTATAGACAGAAAAACGGCTGTCATATCCCGTTCGCCAAAACACTCAAGCGTCGCTCCGTGGAGCAAGTATTGATTGGATATAACAGCCGTATTGGCTTGTATGTAATCAGGGCATAAAAATAGCCCGAAACATTGGATGTCCGAGCAATTGACCGATGCCCGACGGAAGCGTTAGACGCTCAGAGTATTTTGGCAATGGCAAAAGTAATGGAAATATTTGAGAAGCAAAATATTTTTATTGATTTTAACAAAATAATTGCATGAATATTTTGTGGATAATGATTTTATTCGTATCTTTGTAGTGTAAGAAATCACTAACCCATTAAAGCAGAAAGGAGGTAAATATGAGAGACAGAATTAGAACGGTGGTTGCACTGATAGGACGATACTTGGACATAATCGAGACCCAGCGCAACCACCGTGTAGTAGCCGAAATCAGAGGCTTGCTAAATGAGTTGCTTAATCTTTAACAAAAGCCCCCGGGTGACAGCCGGGGGCAAATTTACCAAATATATCCGATATGTACTTAGGAACACGCGAAATTTACGATGCAGAGGGCAGCGAAGCCCGCAGAAAAGAATTGATCGCCACAAAGTGGGGCGCAGTTTCAAATGCCTTCATTGAGCTTGAGGGTTTGATCAACAAGACACAGCTCGCCGATCAGTATTTCAACAAAAGCCAGGCGTGGCTCTCTCAGAGACTAAATGCCTGCATCTCACATAACAAAAAGACGACATTCACCAAGGAGCAGTATCACCAGTTGGCGGAAGCTTTCCGCCACATAGCAAAGCGTCTTGAGGCGCATGCCGACGAGATAGACGCGGCAGCCCCCGACGGCTCAACAGACGACTGACCGCGCCCCATCAGCGCGGACACATCAACGCCCTGCCTCCCGACACACCGCGGATGCAGGGCGTTTTGCATCATTCCGCCATTTCGGGCACTGCTGCCATATGTTCCGCTTCGGCGGCGAGGCGTTGCTGCTCCAGCCAGTCGGCGACGGCTGCATCGGTGACCTCGGAATAGTTGTCGGGCGAGTCGCCCTTGCCGAGGTAGGCGGTGGAGGTGGCTGTGGAAAGGTCGCCGTCGTAGACGATTTTATGTCCGGAGTCGGCAGTGAGCTTGCACATGCTGTTGGGAGTGATTGTCTGCTGCATGATGTGTATGGGGTTAAGGGGTTATGACAATGTATAGTTTTTGGCGGTGGCTACGGCTATCTCGTCCTCGGTTAGCTGGGCGAGGTTGTCCGCGCCCATCTGTAGGCGGAGAGTAGTACTCCCCGTGTTGTCGCCGAGGTTGGCTATGAGATTGCGGAGATTGTCAACCGAGAGCACTGAGCTTTTGAAGTCGATGCTGCCGGTGAAGCCTGGCTCGATGGTTATGGCTGTAACTGCGGTGCTATTGAGGTAAAATGAGACACCAATCTGAGCCCCGAAATGCAATCTCACGTCCTTATTGGGCCAGTTAAGTCCAGTAGAGAAAGTAACTACCTTTGGAAGATACACATCTATGTTGGTTGCATTTCGCAGCAAACCGCCGTTGCCCGATATGGTAACTGCTGACGGAAGCCTTAATTCACGGAGATTAGGCATGTTCATCGTGAAAAAGCCGTTACCAAAGAATATTGTTTCTACCGAGGGCAAGGTCAGGCTTTCGATTTTAGGCAGTTTGAAACTTATGCTGCTAATCCACAACGCTTTGAGTTTTGGGAGCGACAAATAGACCAGATTTTCAAGCAGTCCAAACACATCTGCCGCCGGTGCTTCCACCAGGACAGGAAGCGAGAGCCGCTTCAAGGCTGGGCAAGCAGCCGCTATAACGCCGGTGGCAGACTCGAGACTCGGGAGGGACAACTCAGACAGAAGAGGCAGATTTGATGCAATTGCCCCAGAGGCTCGTTTCAGTTCCAGCAGTGTCAACTGCCGGAGAGTTGCACAGTTGGATGCTATAGCACGTCTGCATGACTCGAGGTCGGGCATCTCCAGCACCTGTACGTTTCCGCCCGACACTATGGCAGATCCCGACGGCAGCTCCGATACGCCTCCAATGACCACGGACGCACCGTATGCGCCTACGGAGAAGTCGTGACCGTCATAGCTGGCGGGGGCAGAGTCGATGAACAGGTTGACGAACGGACGCGCTGTGGAGGCGGAGAACGTGGGATGTGAGCCGAGACAGGCTATGTCAAGCACCTCCACGCCATCGGGCCACGGCATCGCAAAGAAGTCCTCACGGAAGTAGCATACTGCGTAGTGGGCGGCTTCGCCGTCGGTGAACGTATGCTCCGCGCCGCTTTCGGCGATCCATGTGCCGTCAGACAGCACACAGGCATCGGCAGCCCCGAGCTTCACGGTGTCGCCTGTGAACGAGAAGCCTATGCAGTGGGGATAGTCGGCGCGGCGGTGTCGGTTGACCTCAGCGACCATGTCGTAGCGCGAATAAGCACCCCTCGCGGTCACATGCTCACGCGCTCCGACAGCGGTATCCGGGATCTGGTAGAGCGTCCTGACTGACTGCGCCATCTCCGCCATGGGCGCATCCGCTGCGGTGGGTATGCCCTGATCGGTGAGGGCTTGGGCTATCTCGCGCTTGCCCTGTCGGAGATCGCTGATGGTGGCAGCCAGATCAGGCAGCATACCTACGGAAGTCATATATTCCTCCCGTGTGCCTTGGTAACCCACATGCACTGCCATGTCATAGGCATCAAGGAGTGCATAGGGCGCAAGCATCTCCATCACCGCACCGTCAGGAAGCGGCATGTAAGTGCCGCCCTCTGCCACAAGTTCCAAAGGAAGCTCAAGGCTGACATCGCATCTGCGCCTCCCCGTCTCAAACAGCTCGGAGGGCACATATGCCGACAGCCGCAGACGAAGCTGACCCGGTGCGAGTCCGTGAGCCTCATGGAACAGACGCAGACCGCCGTCAACTTCGCAACAGTTGACGCATGCGCCGTCCACACGGCTCGAGACACACGCCCGCGCCTCGCTTTCGGTCCATATCCGGACGTGGATGTCCCCTATCATCGGCAATATGTTCCCGTCCCTGTCAGTCAGCTTGACAATGAAATCAAGGTCGGAGCGATAGTTTATGTGCGTTATTTTATCTTTTTGTGTCATAAAATCGGCATATATGATTGTTGTTTAGAGAATTATGCGTATATTTGTATCTGAAGATCGTCCGCAGCCGATTCCGATTGCTATTGCTATCGTGAGAGCTGGCGGACGATTCTGATTTTATACGAGGGGAACAAGACCGAGACCACGTTTGTAGCTGAAATACAGCCAATCAGATTTGACCGCACCATGTACATAGAGCGGAGCAACGCGCCTCACTCTGAATACGCCGCAGCGCGGAGCGATGAAAAGCGCGGCACCTCCTATCGGCTGACGTTTAATTTTTGGATGGTATTTTTTCCATACCGATTTGCGCCGTGCATATTTTATCCTCTTTCCGTCAACGCCACGAGGCGCGTTGCCGCCGCTACGCTTGTTGACCCTTTTGCGCACCTGTATCTCCACATGCTTGTCTTTGACAAGCTCCTCAAGGCGGAAACGCCCTGAATCTGTGTTACTCTCCGGGACTGACAGCCTCCTATGAGGCTGTTGCATTGTTTTGTTGAAGCTGTTGGCAAAACTAAGCCTCCCATCGTGGTCTATATAGACATATTGCGGATATTCCTCACCATCATCCGGGATGGGCATGGGAAGATATAAACGAGGATGCCACTCTTTACCAACCATAGAGGAGGTACATTGTGACAGGTCAAACCTGATAACATCCTGATCAAACACTCCGATAGTGCCAATTCCACCAGTGCTGAAATCGTCATCATTGGGAACCTGGAACTTATCAAACAGACGTGAAATCTTTGTATCAACAGCTTGCCCGAAACTATGCGGCACACGGATCTCGGCGCAATAGCGGTCTCCCCCATAAATATCCGACTTGCGATAGCGGCATTTATAAACCACCCCGGGACGCGATCCAAGACTGATGGTGCCACGCTGTATGTCGGGACGGATATACGAAGTCAACCTGTCGGTCTCGTGCGCCACATAATCTGCCATACGCTGCGCCTCATTTGCCGCATCATAGGCTTCCTGTGCCTTGGTCTGATTACCTATCTCGACAAGCTCCGATGATTCCGCGTCATAGCGGTAGAGATGTCCGTCACAACGAAACACCCTACCGGTCAAAGGTCGGAGCGGAGTGCCTATGTCATCAGTCTCATTATATCCATTGGTAGGCTCAGCCCTGCCTCCGCCCATGGATGTGTAAAACAGACGGTGGACGGTATCGAATACGATGCTTCCGCTCTTCACGCCAGCAAAAGCCCCCGAAGTGACATCGCCGAAAAATGTATCAAACGGTAATATGCCGATATCTCCTCTCAGATTGTCAACAGCATTTTCTATCAAACTGCCTACAGACGAATAATCCGGGCATTTAGCGATACGGCTGTTAAGCTCGGCAAGCATAGCCATCAGAGTCGCATCATCCTTAATGCCTGAGAGAAATGCAAACAGTTCCTTAAGATTGTCGATGCTGTCCGACAGGTCTCCGGTGCGTATAGCGTTGCACACTGACTCCAAGGCTGCCACACGGTTTCCGAGTGCCGACAATGTAGCCTTGGCATCCTCCACTCCTGATGAGCCTGATTTAACCTTTTCATTGAGCCAGCGGAGCACGGTAGCCACTATGACATTAGTAATCTGACCTTTGGCTGTGGCATTTTCCACCTGCTGTATCAGGGTGTCAATGCGCGCCTGATCTGTGGTGAAATTTGAAAGTAAAGTATCCATATCAATTAAATTTTTCGTCAAATTCGTCCGAGAAAAGCCGTGGGGGCAATCCTGTCTCTCCGTCTGCCATCGGAGGCAGCATTGCCATCTCCGATGCGCTGACTCTGAATGTCAACGTGAAGCTCTGAGGAGCATTGCCGTTGAGCGATATATCCAGTTCGTCAGCCCCGGGGACAGCCTTGACCAGCGACGGTCCCAGCCCGTACAGATCCACAGATGAAGCCCCGAGCATGTCAAGCAGCAGCGGCAGCCGCCCGGCGGGTATCGGATCTGTCTCTATAGTGATCGTCGCCGACATGGCTGCCCGGTTACGCACCCGCTCGAAGTCTGCCACTGCTGCATCCCAGCGCATAAAGGCGCCATCGGTATCGTCGCTGTCATCATCTCCAAACGCCGGTGTACACGATATTTTGCCTGAAAGGCATATCACTTCCGGGACTTCAAAGGAGTTAAGGAAGCGGGCTGACAATTTATATCTGTACGATTTCGGGCATCCCTCGGTGATAATGATCCGGGCAACCGTCTTATCATTCAGCGTCATCTCATAGAGGTTAGACAGCGCATAATGGTTGTCAAAAATCTCCCGTCGGGCAGCATCGACATCAAGCGCATAGATTCCCCTGGTGTCAATCTCAGTCTCCATGACCGCGCCATATAGCAATTCGCGGAGCTTCAGACGGGCTGGACTGTCAGAGGTGGCATCAGGTACACAGAAATACAACGGCATCAGTTCGTCCTCGGGTATCTTGAGCAGCCATCCGTTAGATCGCGTTGTCAGGAAAGGTGCGCTTATCCCTATCAGCGGCACCGGGCGTGAGGCACGGAGATGTTGCTTAGACATCCGCCCTGGGAGGGCATACGCCGTCATGGTGTCATAACCAGACGGGGACACATCTACCTGATATGAGGTAAATGTAAGCTGCGTGCCAGCACCCGGCACCACCGTTTTCAGCCATCCGTCACCATCGGGTGCAGGATACGGCGGTATGAAATCCGACACCACATCCGACACATCGACTTCCACGGTCTGCCCGTCATCAAGGCTCACCTTGCCTGTATAAATGTCGTTGTGTTCCAGGAGCACGGAATACTCGCAGACGGCAGGGAATCCGCCGTTGTTAGTGCATTTAAGCAACATCGGATTGCCAGCCAGCACTACAGGTGAGTCATCAGGGCTGAATTTCATAGCACTATGGTTATGGCATTGACATCCCCGTAACGCGCCGTGCGCTTGCCAGCCATCGCCAGCAGCCGCTCGCGCTCGGGAGACGGGGTGGTGATAAATCGGTAAAAATCGCTGTTGCAGCCCATGAAATGCTCACGCCACAGGTCACGCAGAGACATTGTGGTATCTTCATCCGGAAGCATCGGGGCGGTATTCAAAGCTGTACTATCCATATGCCACAAAAGTAATAGCTCGCATCAATCTGTCATAGGACATCACGACTGCTTGTAACGTGCCTTGAGTTCCACTGTATATTTCGCGATGATTTTGACATCTCCGAGATGCTCCTGAAGCTCCGGGGGATTAACGCGGTCAGGATCCATGTAATACTCTCCGATATGGTAGCCGATCCATACGCGGTATTTGTCGCGCTTGGTTTGCGATATGCCCTCAGGAGCGACGAGCGATGTGTCCGTCTCCCAAGTAGGCTCCATCTTCGCATGCCAGTAGTAATCGGCACGGACATCGGTATCATACGGCGGCACATAATCGGGATTGCGCTCCTTCCAGAATTTCACAGCAGCGTCACGGCAGACCTGTGATTGTATGACCGTATCGATGTCATCGCGGTAGAAGTACCACACAAGCTCACGCCCTCCGGGCTCGAACGTCGGGACACCCTGCTCAGCCACGATGTCATACGTGCCCAGCGGGGTCAACGACCGCATGGTCATATCCACGACATCAACCGGCATCAGAGGCAGCGAGTATGTAAACGTGTCGGGGATGCACTTCAACCCCCTCACGGTGACAGGATCAAACGGATGCACCTCCGGCAGCTGTGACGGACTGAAGCTGACTGGCAGCTCCACTGTCCGCGCCCCATGGCGGAGCAGCTCGTCATACTGCCGCCAGTAGCGGTCAAACAGTCCGCCCTTGAACTGGAACAGCAGCGACAACCGATGCTCCTTGCCTCCGAACCTGATGCGCTTGCCGTCAACTGTCTCGGGACAGAACATCCCTACTGTACCGCTGCGTCCAAGATACACGGCATCATGATTGTCAGGATTGGTAAAGGCAAACATAAACGCCAGCGGTGTCTCTGTGACATCTTCATCTTCCGAACCTTTGATGTAAGTGTGGAAGTGCCTGGAGCCAGCGAGATACATGGGAGCATATCCGAGAAAAGAAGCCATATGGGCTTCTCCTGAGAAACTATAGCGGACAAGCTCTATCGGCACACACTCGTCATCACCCGACAGCTCCAACGCTTCCATGCCCGATGGTGACGGATCCCAGTTGAAGAAGCTCGTTGAACTTTCCACCGGCTGTCCGTTGTCACGGTCAAGTTTATGCCACATACATGTCCCCACCTCGTATGCCAGGATGTTACGCTCCTTGCGTGTAGCCCCTGACGATGCTTTGGCGGCGGTTCTCCCGGCTTCACCGCGGTCATCCCCACGGTCATCAACTTCATCATCCCAGTCTCCGCGCGGATCATCCCACGGGTCATCAGGCTCGGGCCAGTCTCCCGGGTCATCAGGATCCACCTCCGGGTCATCCTCATATGTGGGCCACTCGGAGTCAAAATCGCCGGTATCGGCGTTGAGCTTCCACTTGACGATCTCACGTCCATAATACAGACCGTCAAGCGTCAGTCCCTTCATGAAGTCCTCAAACCGTTCGCATGCCGGGGCTGCTCCCTCAAGACTCGTCTTGGCAGAGAGTTTCAGATAGCGCGGTTCCTCGAAATTGACCATAGGATAATTAGCCATCCTGTCACCCCACTCTGCCACAGGAGCTTTGGCAAGTATTTCGCTCAGAAGCTCAAGGCGCACAGTCCGCGCATCAGAGTCAACGGCATAGACCAGACCGAAGCGCACCCACAGGGCGTTAAGAAACTGCGTGACGGTCACATCCGGCAGCAGTTCCTTGTAACGGATAGTTGAAGTGACGAGCGCATCGGCGGCATTGTTGAGCACTACTAAGCGCGAAAGTTCAAGTGATTCTTTAAAAGGGTTACTTGAAAGCTCCACCCCTAAATCTGCAAATATCAGCTCTATAACGCGCCATACCCTTACGAACGGAGAAAGACCGTAGTTTGTAGGCACATTGACCTCGGTGTATTCATTGCCTATCATGCGCCACACTTTCTGAGGCTGCTGCATTGACTCAAGATGCGGGGCATTGAGCATCTCGTAGGCATAGTGTACCTGACCGAATTCGTCCTCGCTGACCTTGGGCGCGGCAAGCACCACCGGAAACACCGCCAGATCCTCATATTCGCCATGCCTGTAATCGCCGGCATAGATACGTGTCATGGTTTCATGCACCACATCTTCCCTTATGTCCCGGTCATACAGCTTTATCTCTGGGAGACCTGACAGGTCGGACAGCTTGCGGTTTTGCCACGCCTCGTAAGCCACGGAGTTGTCAAAACCTATATTGAGGGTTATACCCTCCTTGACTGAGGCGGAGACTATGTTGACCGTGCCGGAGCGAGCCAGTGCGCCGCTGATGACCATGCACTTCCGCGCCTCCTGGCGCGGGTCGGCGCAGGCATCAAGGCGCGTGGGGAAGCCGAGCAGACGGAGATTGCGCGGAGTGGCTGGCACAGTCGCAGGGAGTGACTGTGTGCCTGTCTCGTTGAATATCGGATTTGTGACCTCCATATCGAGAGTGAACGCAGCAGGGAGGTCAAGAGCTTCGTTGTTGATTTCTATACGTACCATGGTGATAAGTCATCATTTTCTGGTGAACGGACTGCGGGCTTTGTCAAGCGTGGATCCGGCGCGCTGGATGTCTTTGTAGACCACGTAAGCCCGCATCTTGCGCATGGATCTGACTGTGGAGCGGAGGTCGGTCAGCGTGTCGCGCAGGGCTGCGACTTCCTCTGTCGACACGCTGGCAGCTGTGGGTGATGATGTAAATCCGCCATCGGCATATCCCTGATGGGCGGAGACAGCCGGAGCAAGACGGTTACGGCGTATAGACTCTATGGTGCCCACGGCATCCACCACATATGGGTGTGTCATTATAGGCTTGGGGATTACATACTCGCCGCGGTGCACCACTCCGGCTACCTCGTAGCGTCCGCCGTTGCCGGTGTAACCGCCATCGGAGTAGCCGGTAAGCTGACGAGTGACGGCGGGTGTGGATGTGTCGGACTTCTTCGCCGTGCGCTTAGGCTGTAGGTTCTTGATGCGCTCACGCTCGGCATTGGCTGTGGCTACCTGTATCGCACCTGTGGCTGCAATCAATGCTATTGCCGGGGCAGCAAATGCACCCAGCTGCGAGTATGCGGTCATAATCGCTACCGCCGTGTTGGCTATGATTTCGGCGACCTTGACGGCGAAATTAGCATCGGCATATTTCTTCTGAATATCCAGCTTGGCATTCTCCTTCTCCTCCTCGAGGGCGGCGGTGTCCTGACCGTTGTTTTCAGCCTGACGGATCAATTCGTCATACTTGGCATCGGAGGCGGCGATTTCATACTCCTGCATCGCCCCTACGGTGCTGGCGGCGAGGCTTTGGAAATAGGAGTAGTATTTCATCGCGTTTTTCATCTGGAGCTGGAGCTTCTTCTGCTGATACTGCTTTTCTTTCAGGAGACCTTGGGCGTGCTGCTGGTCAAGCAGAGCCATCTCGGCGGCGTATTCGTCAGCCCATGAGCCTGACACCTGAGCCTGGTGGTCGGTAAGCTGCACGAGTCTCTCGGCATCGAGCTGCGCCAGTGCGCGGTTCTTGGCTTCCTGAAGGGCTATGGTCTGGTCGGCGGTGAGCCCTTCCTGAGCGAGCATGCCGTCATACATGGCGATTACGGCAGCGCGGCGCACGTCCCACTGCTGCTCCATCGACTCCACGCTGTGGTCGTTGGCTATCAGTTCGCGGTACTTCGCCATGAAGTTGCCTGTGTCGGTCAGTATCTCGTTCTGCTTCGTCCGGATGGCTGCTGCCACCTTCGCCTCCGCCTTCTCGCGGTCATCAGCAGACTCGTAAGTAAGCCCCTTGACCGTCTTGAGATAGCTTTGCAGCTCGGCAAGTTCCTGAGCATGGGCTTGCTTGCGGTAGACCATCAGCTCCATGTCGGCGACCTCCTGGGTCTTGGTGCCGTCGATGACTGCCTGCTGCTGGGTACGCTCCTTCTCCTTGAGGTTGTCAGCAAACTGGGTCATGCGCTCCTCATGCCCCTTCTGTTCCTCGGCGATGATTGACTTGTTGATTTCGCCCTGTGCCTTGGTCAGAGTGCCTTTCCAGAGTATCAGCTGCATGTCTATCTCGTCAAGGGTCTGGTCATGCGACTCACTGGTAGATTCTCGCAGCTTTTTCAGAGCATCGATGGTCTCTTGGGCATAACGTTTCGTTTCCTCGGCAGTGGCGAGGGCATATGCGCCGGCTGTCATGGACGGTTTCTTATCGTCAATCTTCTGTTGACGCTCAAGGTGCTCGTTCTTGATGGGCGCGGTGACCTTCTTTAGCGAGTCATCCTGATACGTGCCCGGAGTATGCTTCTCAGCCTGAGTGCCGAGAAGTTCCTTCCTCTGGTTTTGCAGCTCCTTGAGTCTGGCAGACAGAGCCTTTATGTCGGTGCCGGGCTTGGCATCCTTGAGCTGCTTCTGCAAGCCCTTGATCTCCGTGTTGAGCTTCTTGAGCTTGGTAGCGGCATCATCGGCAGTATTAGCTACGACACCGAGCGGTTTACCCAAATCATTCTCGACATCAAATTTTGAAGTGTCAATATCACCATACATTTTCTCTAATTGGTCATTGACAGGTTTAATAGCCTCATAATTTGTTTTCTTCTCGTTATATGGGGCAATAAGTGATCGCAATTCGTCTCTCATAGCGTCACGTTCAGACTTCAATTGCTCGATGACAGGATCCAAATCTCTACGACCGAAGCTATGATCCCTCTTCCATTCGTATTCAGAAATTTGCAGGTTCTTCTTCTTTATTTGATCCTGCAAGTCTGTTATTTTATCATATTCCAATCCCAGTTCGATTCCAAGTCTGAGCATCTCTTTTTCATTTTCCTTCATCAACTCCTGTGCTGCTTTGGCTTTGGCAACTTCACGGATGTTTTTAGCAAGACGGGCATACTGAATGCACGCCTTACCTACCATGATTTCTTCCGTTGACATATTGGCAAAATATGCGGGGTATAGACGTTGCAATTCTTTTGCCGCTGCTATACGCCTATTTGTAGATTTATACTGATTGGTCGCGGCATTGTAGAGCTTGTCAAGATTGGCAAGCTCCTCAGTAGCATATTTTTTTGTCCCGGCACTTAGATCGCTGATGCTTTTGCGGAACTCTTCAGTTCGTTTCTTAGCTTCTTCAAGTTTTTGTGCCGATTCATCAGCCTTGTCACCGAACAGGTCAAATGCCACGATGACAGCCGAGATGACCGAGAGCAGCAACCCGAGAGGATTCAGTTTTACTATCAGGTTAAAAGCTCTCATACATGCTCCAGCTCTCGTCACATTTGTAGCAAACAGGGCTTTGGCGGCATTGACGAGCAGCAATAAACCCTTGTAAGCGGTCAGGAGTACGGATTGCCCTTTGATGGCTGCTGTCTCAAGCAATGTGGCTTTGGTGGAGCGTGTGATCCACAGGTAATAGGCTTTTTTCACCACGGTGGTCAGTATCAGACCTGCGCGGTAAGCAGCCCATGCGCCGGCTGCTGTGATAATCAGCCCTGACATGCGGCCTATAAGCTCTATCAGAGTGCCTATCCATGACACCACTGCCGACATGGCATCAATAATGGCTTTAAGCGGTCCCTTTGCCTCGTAGAATTTCAGCACAACACCCTCCACGGTCGACTCCAATATAGCCAATGCGCCTGACACATTGTCGCCCATCTCCTCGCTCATGGCGTTAAACTGGTCGGTACAGCCGGAGACCGAGGCTTGCAGATTGGTCAGCGTGTCGGCATTGGCGAGGAAGCTTGAGAAAGCGGAGACGGAGCGTTTGTCGGTAAGCTCGAGCACGGCATTAAGGTCTATCCCCTCGGCGGTGAGTTTCTTGAGACCTGCCACTAAGTCACCGAGGTTGGTAACAGGCTGCCCGATAGCCTGAGCCAGCTTGCCGTTGCTGTCGGCAAGATTGAGCAGTATGTTGCGAGTGGCAGTGGCTGCCGTGGAGGCATCAAAACCGGCATTGGCGAGCGCACCGAGCAGAGCGGTCGTTTCTTCCACGGTGAAACCAAACGAGGCAGCCACAGGACCCACGGTACTCATAGCGTTCTGCAAGAAACTGAAATCAAGTGCGCTCTTGGTTGTGCCTATAGCCAGCGTGGCAAGCATCTCGTCAACCTCCGAGGCTTCTTTGCCGAATATGCGCATGGATGCTCCGGCAAAAGCGGCAGCCGAGCCGAGATCCGTGTCTACAGCCTTGGCGAATTTCAGCACCGCCGGAGTCATGTCTTTAATTTGGTCCTTGGCAAAACCGAGTTTGGCAAGCTCTATCTGAAGGCTCGTCACCTGGGCAGCCGTGTATGATGTCGTAGCACCGAGCCTACGCGCTTCATCGGTCAGATCCTTAATATCCTTCTTGGTAGAACCCAGCACAGCAGCCAGCTTACTGTTGGCTTTCTCAAACTCTATGATGGTCGATATGGCTTGACGGAAACCGTTGACCACATAGCTCAATAAGAAAGCACCAATGGCGTATAAGGCACCTTTGACGATTTCCTCTACCTTGGAGAAACCAAGGAAGCTACGCTTAGTCTTTTCGCTCTCTCCTGTCATCTGAGACATCGCAGTTTTGGTCTCGTCGATGCGGCGGCGCAGGTCTGCAAACCGTTCGGGCTCCGTTGCCTTGGATGTATTGTTGAGTTCGCTTCTTAACTCCTTGAGACGCTTGTTGAGCTGGGCGATTGTCAGGACTGACGGATCAATGGTCTGTCGGATAGCTCTCATCTTGGAATCATTTTCCGACAGTCGGGCATTAATGCCTTTCAGCTCTTTTTGAAGGTCAACATACGATTTCGAACCCTTGAGATTGGCTTTCTCAAGCTCAAGCAGAGATTTTTTCAATTCCCTTTGACGGGAGGTAAGTTCACGGCTGGACTTCTCCAGCTTGTGCATTTCCCTCTGAGCTTCAGAGGTATTGAGCGATATCGCCCATTTGATATGGTCTTCGCTGATTTTCCTTGCCATAGAAAAAGGTAGATTTGCGTTTTGTGGCAAATCTACCTTTTCAATATCTGGTTTTAAAGGACGTTAACCGCCGCCAATTCCACCGCCGATTCCTGAACCAATCCCTATACCAGGCACCCAGGCTCCACCAGTGTCCTTCGGCATCGGCTTATTGAACTCGTAGCCATCACAAAGCCCCTCTTTATAACCGTCCCTCCGACCAGCTTTGTAACCTTTCTTGTAGGCATCAAAGTAGTCATCAGGCAGATTGTCGGGAAATTCAGTACCGACAATCTCAAGGCGTAACCGCTCTATTTCGCTGTCTATTTTCTCAGCACTCATGCCGTCTCCGAGCAGAAATGTGTCATCTGCTTTCTCTCGCCCCTTATCGTAGCCGTCATCGTAGCCTTCGTCATAGCCACTCTTATAGCCACTTTCTTCCTCGGTATGCTCGTCATCGCGGTCCCAGTAGGGTATCTCCGGGGGTGTGGGCTTGTCTGCCGGGATGTCAAACGTGGCTTTGCGTCCAGAGGGCGTAAAGATGCACCAATAGAGCCAAAACAGAGCCATATAGCAGCCGAAAGCCGCGCCGCAGAGCTTCACGCCCTGCCACAGACCGTCATGTGCCAGCCCGTACCAGATGCAGCCGCCGAACACCGCGCACCACACATAGGGCATCCACCATACGCCTCCGTCGTTTTTCTTCTTACGTGCCATAGCTGTTAACCGTTTTCTCAAATATAGCGAAAATAATTGTCTTTTCCAAGCAAAAGCCGGGGAATCCTCACGGACTCCCCTCTTTGGCTCAAACGAAAATGTAAAAAAAATGTATGTTGTATGTCTTATTGGATGTCTGGCTCTATGAAACCTTCGGGGTCAGCATCGCGTAGTGCCTTGATCAGCTCACCCGTAATGGCAAGCTCCATGCGGATACGTTCAAATTCTTCGGGCTCCACGTTGTCGATACAGGAGCAATATACCGTCATCAACGCTTCGCGTGTCTGCATGCGTGTATATCCGCTGCGGACAGTAATGGAGTGGTCGGTGCTGTGGGTCATCTCTCACCTCCTTTCTCTATCATGGGGCGGTAGGCCCCCACGGTCTGTACATGGCGGTGGCACTCCTTGCAGATGACACGCACATTAGCCACAGAGTGACGGCGCGGATGCGCCGGAGGGAGCAGATGGTAGAGGGTGCAGCCCGAAGTTACGGGCAAGCCGCACAGCTCGCACCGTCCACCGGCATACGCCATCCGTGCGGCTCTGACATCCTTGTTGCTACGGTCGGGAGTATTGCGCCTGTTGCGCTTGGCCCGGCGTGATATATAGATATGCACCCCGAGCACCTTGATATGCAGATTCATCACTTGCCTCCTTTCATTCATTTCCAGTCGAGACGGGATACGGCGCGGTATTCTTTACAATTCAAAAACATCGCGTACACATTTGAGTTAAACAGTTCACCATTGATGTGGACATACGAGATGACAAACACATAGCTGCCGTTACAATTTGATTCAGGTTTCACGCATATGCACCCAGAATCTGGAGAAATTTCCAGTTTCAGTGGGTTCCTTTTAAAGACTCGGTTGGCAACATCAACAGCTCTCTCAAGTTCCGAATATAACATAGCCAAAGCTTTTTCGTTGGCGAGTATGCAGTGCTCGAACTGCTTTGCCACAGCCTGTAGCATGGCACCTCGTTTTGTCTTGCCGGCGGTGGCGTAGGTGGTCACATTTGATATGAAGTATCTCATGCCCGACCTCCTTTCTGTGCTGCGCGGTTGACGATAAGACGGAAGTAGAGGAGTGTGGCTGCGATGGAGGCGAGTGCGCCGTCAGCTGCCATCACTGCCGCGCCACGGCTGGGACTGTCGGCGAGAGCCATCACGCCGAGCATGGCGGTCATCATGCCGAGGGCTGCGACTGCCACGAGGGCGCGCTCAAGTGTCACGCCTCGGAGGGCGGCGCGGACAATGCGCCGGGCGGTCTGCGCCGCCGTAAGGGGTTGGGGAACTAAGGAGATGCCTGTCATCACTCTCAGGGGACTCTCCGCACGGCTCGTAGCCGTAAGTGTCAATGCTTTCATATGCGTCAGTTTGATAAGCGAGGCAGACAAAGAAACGGCTGCCGTTCCGTTGCTTATCAAACTGACGCAGTCTCTCGCGAGCGCATAAATTTGCGGAAAGGCAGCCGTTATAGGCTGGAGCATGAGGCTATAAAAATAGCCCGCATATGATACCGGGCATTGACCGCGCCCTGCGAGACAGAAACTTCTGTCAGTTTGATAAGCATTGCAAAAGTAGCTGTTTCGGTTGACATACGCAACAGCGGATGTAAGTTTTTTCATAATTTCTATGATTAAAATATCAGACATCGCGGAGCGGCGCACGGAAAAAGACGGCCGGCGGCACTCCGTTGCTAACACTTCGAACAATTCGGAGTCGGAATACCGCCGGCCGTGTAATACGGTAATATTTCCCGGCATCTCTATGCGCGGGGATCCGAATTATTCAAAAGTGTTAGCACTGGCAAATGTCGGCACTTAAAAGTTAATGACAAAAAAAAAACGTTAATTATTTTTAATAGCTTGCTGCATATATTTTCCTTACAGTCTCAAACAAAAGCGCGGACAGCCAACGTGTGGCCATCCGCGCCGGAAACTTCAGCAATATGTAGATAGATAGAAGACGAAAAGAAACTACATATTGTCTGAAAGTATCTGCAACTCGTATGCTATCGTGTCAAGGGCATCTTTGAGCTTTTCACGCTCCTCTGGCGTAAAATCATCAGGCTTGCCGTTTTTCATATCGTGGTTGAGCTTATGGCATATCCATGAGCGCGAACGTCCGAAGAAACGCTCTGCGATATACGACATCTTGAGCACTTTAACTATGTCTTGCTCCTTCAGGTCCAGCACCCTCTGAGAGGGTGGCAGATTTCGACCGCGCTCCAAAGCTGCTTCGGCGAGCTTTTGCCCTTCCTCCGACTCGGCACGAGCCATTATTTCTTTTATAAATTCATCATTTTCCATAATCAGTCATATAAAAGCCACTCCCCTTTCGGGGAGGGCTTGTTAGCTTGAGGGGTCAGAGCCTTGTGAGTTCCTTGACAATCGCCCGAGCTTTATCTCGGATGATTCGCTTGTCGCTCTTGTCGGTTGTCATCCTGAACAGCCTTATCAGCGCGACCGCCTCAATGATTCTCAGTTTGAATTTTTCGTCTTCCATCTTGAAAATCTTTAGGGTTAAACATGTTAATTATCTCTTGTTCCTTTGAACAATACAAAGTTAGTCAACTTTTGTTGGCTTTGCAAATTTTTCAGCAAGAAAATTCACTCAAAACGCATTTTTAACATTTTCCGAAACGAAAGCGCGGACAGCCGTAATGGCCATCCGCGCCGGACGGTATGGAGGTTGACACAAGAAGAAATATTTAAACTTCTACCCCCATGCCGTCCTTGATTTCCTTAGAACGTCACGGCTGCGTAGTCATGAGCGAGGGCATGGATGCCGTCAAGTATGACTTTTTCTCTGTCTTTTGACGGCTTCTTAAAGCCGTTGATATAGTTGCGCAGAAGTGTCGCGTCTATGCCTATCCTCCGTGCAAATTCCGACACCTTTATTTCCTTATGAGTAAGGAAGAAGCGTTGCATAGCAGTAGGCTCTGCATCGTCATAGGCAAAACTGTCAAAACTTATGTCTTCGTCAAGCCCCCTCCAGTGGATACCACGAAAACCAAACTTATAATCCAAGCGTTCGGAAGCGGTGGCATTCCTGAGATTAGGATACCAGAGTAAAGACTGGCGATATTCCTTACCGCTCTCATCCACTCCGTAGATGTAGTCAGCGTCAAACCAAATCTGGGTAATCTTCATATCTCTACTGATTAAAATGTTCGTTCCATTTATCAAAAATCTCCTGCTTCCTATCGGCAATCGCTTTTCTGATTTTGCGTAAATCGCCAGCCTTGATGTTATAACATTCGCGCTCTACGAATGTTTCTGTTTCCTTGTCCCAGTCAAAGGTCGCATAACCGTCAGCACCTTCTACATGTACATGGATAGGCTCGTGTTCCTTGCTCCAAAAGAAAAAGCTGTAGCCGTATAGGTTGAAAATTTCTGGCATAGTATTCAATGCTTGTGCATGCAAATATAGGTATTATTTTTAATACCTCAAAATACTATGACCTAATTTTACGACGCCCGACCTAACGAAAGCGCGGACAGCCATAATGGCCATCCGCGCCGTAACTCTGAGACATGAAACGTAATTGTTTGCAGTCAATAATCAATCATTCCTCAGAGGTTGTCTGCTGTTTAGTGTCAAATTAAACAAGCAACTTATAGAGTGTCGGCTGCTCGGCGTATGCGGTCGGACAGGTCGCACAGTGCGCCCTTTAGCTGCATGGCTTCTTCGGGGGTAAAACCGCCCATGCCTCCGTTACCGTCTATACCGTCCATCTTGTGATAGAGCCACGACGCGGACTTGCCGAAGTAGGTGCGGGCGATGTCACGCCAGGAGACAGCCACGAGGATATCTGACATTTTATGTTTTACGTCCGGGATAAGCGTTTTAACTTGCATGATAGTTTCCATAGGAAGTCGTTTTTAAGCCTCCCCTCTTGTGAGAGGGAGGCGGGGTTTCAGGGGAGGTCGATGAGTTCTGCCAGAAGCTGCTCGATGTAGTAAATCATCTGCGGATATCCGTTAGGGTAGCTCTTTCGGTAGTTGCGGATAGCAGTTATCAGTTCTTCCTCTTTTTCAGTAAGTTTGATTGCCTCTTTGCGTTTACGATTTTGTGGTTTCATTGTGTTGTTGGATGTTTAATTTGACAACACAAATATACTACGAATTTTCGTATTAAACAACCTTTCAAGCCGAAAAGATTATAGAAAATGTAGATTTAACATTTGCCGTCCCAAAGTGACGGAAAAATTTGGCGGAAACTCAGTCAATTATTCCGTCACTTGCCGTAACCGCCCTCGGCGAGCATCTTGCCTATATGCTCCTTGACAAAATCATAGTATTCGTACTTTATATCCTTGAGGGTCTGGCGGTAGAGGATGCCGTAGAGGGGGCGGTTGTAGATCTGATAATTGCCGTTGCGCTTCATGTCGAGGAAACGCATGTAGATAGGGATGTCCACGCTGATGGAGGCGGACGATCCCGATGCCGACACCGAAAACCGTGCCGCCGTCAGAGTGCGGAGCAGATGGAACGTACGCCGCCCCTGCTCCGCATCGGGCGATTTATAGATGCGCTCTATGGCGCGTGACCTCTGCTCGGCAAACACGTCACGCACTCCGCGTGTGAGCTGCTGCTTGAGATACTGCGCCTTGAGTGTGGAGGGCTCCTGCATCATGGTCATATGGCTGTGAACGACATGGACCAGCCCACATACGAGCGATAAAACGAAGTCTCGGGCATGATGGATATGGTCTGAGGCTCAATCCGCATGACATGGCAGCCGGCAAAGCGGTCGGCAAGCAGACAGTCACGCACTTTCAGCAACGCCCTCTGCGTACGGGCAAGCACGTCCATCACCCCCTCGCGCTGCACATCAGCGTCAGCCATCACGAATATCAGACACACATTGCGGTCAAGGCATGTATCAACGCCGCCGCTCATTTCCGCCGAGGGAGGGAGAAAAAACAGCTGGATGCCACGCGACACCTGCCGGTCTATCTCCTTGCCCATATTCTCATCTACCGTGATACCCACAGCCTTGGCTATGTCATCGACACGCTCCGCCATCTGCTCCCAGTAGCGGGCAAATTCGTCAATGCTTATCATAGCCGTTGAGATATATGTCCGCTTCTGCCTTGCGGCGTGTCACTAATCCGGGCACCACGCTCCCCTTGGCGCGGGTCCATCGGCTGAACTCATAGGGTATGGATGGGTCGGACGCATCGGCTTTGACCTTGCGGAGCAATGCGGACTTCTTGAGGGCACCGACACCGACATTGTATGCGAAACTCAGAAGCGCATCATACTGATGCTGCTTGAGTCCTTGGGGCAACACTGGATCAAGGCTGCGGGCAAACGTCTCGATATCACGCTCAAACAGTTCGACAGCCTTTGCATGGGATATCACCATACCGGAGCGGACATCAGGTCCCGTGTGGCCGTAGCCGATGGTCAATACACCGGCGGGGCACAGGTAGGCTGCGAGCTTGCACCCCTCGAAGCCCTTGATTAATTCCTTGATTTTGTCTGACGGTCTCATTTCATGTCGGTTTTATCGTGTAAATACTCAAATTTCATCTTGTACAGGTAGAGCAGCACATCCAGATAAGGAGCTTCATCAACATCCTTGACGGTGCCGAATACACCGGCGGCAGCCACTTCAAACGTCACTCCAGCCCAACCGGTATGATCATCGGCTCTCTTGGATCCGCCAGCAGGTTTGAATATTATGCCAAGGTCAACCGGCTCGCCGTTGAGCTGTACCGGCGCGGAAACAATAGCCTCCCAGACTGCCGAGAACAACGTCACCGAGTGCAACACCAGCTCAGGCGGAGGCGTAGATCCGTCAGGGATATGGTATAGTACACGCGCCATCTCTACGGCTGCATCACTGTCGCCACCGCCCACCTCTCGGAGCAGATTGAGGCAGCGGACAAACTCGCCAAACTTTACTCCATGTAGAAAATCACCGGGACCTTGCCACTCGGAGAACACCGGCATCAGATTGCATACGGTATCAAGCCTGGCAATATCGCGTCCGTCATGTGTCCTGGTTACAAAGGCAGCCATAGCCGGCATGAACCGCTCCGTCTCGGTGCGGTACTGCTCCACAAGATCGGTGTAGAGATAATTGCGTAGACCAAGCAGCCATGACAGCCAGCTGACCATGAAATCACGCACTGTCAACGCCCCGTAGTTAAGAAGCATAGCCAGCTTGAGCAATCGGCGGTATTGCTCATGGGTCAGCTCGTCCACATGCTCGGGAACTGCGACCTCCTTGCCTTTGAATATCCCTTTAATCATATCAGTAACTTATACCTTTGGAGTGGATGTGGGGACCCTCGGGCATCTCCACGTGAACGTCATCGCCGTCCATCTCCTCGATCATATTCTGCAATGTCACCATATACCGCGCCGCGTCATCGCCGAGAGACTGTGCTACAGCCTGTCGTGCCTCACGCTCAGCTTTCATACGCTGAGTGACTGATGCGCTCTGCTGGATCTGCACGATACCTTCAGGTAATACTTCCACCGGCAGACGCTCCACAGCCTTCTTGATGGTAAGCAGAGCCGTGATGGTGCGGGCGCATTCGCCCAATGCCGACACTTCGGGCTTCCCTGCCATTATGTCAGAGAAATATGCCGCGCCGATGACCGGTAAGATCTGCGTGGTCTGCACCTCGCGTATCATCGGCATAAGGGTCAGAAACAGTCTCGACGATGATATGACATAATAGCGGTCAAACTCAGCCTTGGAACGCAACAGCAGCGCGGAGCGTGAAGAATATGCCGTTGATGACTCCCAGAAGTCAGGCAATGAGCCGTCAAGCATATCGATAAGCATATCGACAGCCTCATAAGCCATACGGCGTATATTTGCCTCGTCCTTGAATGCCTCAAGTGCCGTCAATCTGTCCTCATTCTCCCCTACCCGTCTGGCGCGCCCTGTAGTGTCATGCTGGGCATCAAGCGTAGGTATGATGCGCGTCCATGCAAACAGTGCCACAGCCTTCTGCAACACTGCCACCAGCGCATCCATCGTGTCATCAATCCGTTGTGACATATAGTGACGGCTGAGAACCGCGACAACATCAGCTCCGACAATTGCACTGACATCCCTGACTCCGAACGGCAGCACTGGGCGCCACTTGTCAAATGCCAGCCGTGAGGACACAAGCCCCACCGCAGCCACTATCTCCTCCGCGCCGTCAGCGCGTACATCGAATAACTCAAACTGCATCACGTTTCAAAATATAAGGGGTCCAACCATCAAAATCATTATTGAACGACTGGATTTCATCAAACACAATTTCTTTATAAAAGCGAGCCAATCCTGTATCAACAGTTATGACAGCACACTCTGAGCGAGGATTGGTATTTACATTGGCACTGCTCTCTATGCAAAAGTCAAAGCTATCGCCGAAACCAGCCATAACCTTAGAGTGATTTCTGAATATGGCAACACGTCCTCCGAATCCTTTAACCAGCTCCCGTAGTTTCAAGTAGACAGGCATATAACTTGCCTGGAATATTTCACCGACATAGAAGTCTATATGTCCCAGAACGCCCCGTGCAAGCCATTTTTCTATTTCGTCAACATCGGTAAGAGCCATGCACCAGGTAGAAATAAGCACGTATTCCACCCGTTGCTGTTTTATGATGACACGTAAATAAGTAAGCGCATCGACATCTCCAAACGAGAAGCAGTGATATGCAGCCCCTTGTTCAAAGTGCCAAGGCAAAGATTCCTCCAAATGAAGTTCGGATTTAACTCGTCTCTCAAAATACCGTCCATTAGTACGGAACACGACTACATGACGGTCTTTGTTAGGGTCATCAGGCCTATCCGCGCCTTCATCTTTGCCTCTTACACTACTTGTATTGTTGACAAAAAGCTTACGCATTGGCTTTCATGCGGTTTTGAGGATTGACATTTTTCTCGGCATCCACCACAGGACGGTAGAAGCCCACTCTAAGATCTGTGCCAGGCAATGCGGAGCGTAGCAGCTCGTTCCACGGAGCAGACAGCACCATGTCGGGCAATGCGGTCTCGGAGGCGTTGTAGACCTTGAGACTATATAACTTTTCAGAGCCAGAGCCGAGTTTGGTGTCAAGTATAAGATTGGAGAGAGCCGGGTCAAGCCCGAAGCCGCTTGTAGCAGCTGAATCGGCTTTGCGTCCGATTGCCACCTGAGCATCTATGTAATCCTTGATTTTCTTGTCTACAGGGGTGATTTTCCAGCCCTCGAACTCATTAGCTCCGGCGTTGTAATAGTGTGTAGTGTGCATGAATTTCCCGGCATTCTTGCGCCCTGTCATGGTGGAGGCAAACGCTTCCATAGCTTCATCCTTGAAATCCTCAAGCATCTTCTCCGTGTAAGTCTGCCCTGTAGTACGGCAATAATCCTGTATGCGCTCACGGGCTGCGTCCCAGTAGGATTGCGGAGATTCGATGTGGAGACTTATCGCCGAGGCATTTTCATTGTAGGCAGCCAATACACCTGCCAGCGATCCGGCAAGTTCAAGCCACTCAAAAGCACCTACAAAACGCGGTACGCTATAATAGTCATGGGCGAAGCTATACAGGTTGTAATACGCCAATGATTCGGGATATTTCACCGGGTCAGTAGGATCAAACAGCGGCAGAATCCTTGTCTTGCGTGATGTGGGATAAGGGAAATCAGCAATCATGGCGTGTGTCGGCAGCGACTTGTCATCACCGGGATAGAGGTACCGCACTTTGGTAGCCGGCACATGCTCCACTCTCAGCAACCGGGAATTGCGTCCGATTCTCGAGCCTCGATTACGGGTGTACTTCACCCAAAATCCCTCAAGGTGCATCATGTCTACTAAGCAACGGTGCATCTGCCGTTTCCAATCTGAGGATGCAAGTATAGACAGAGCTGCATCATCATTGACCCAGTGGCGGTAAGGTGTCACGCCGTCATCCCCCAGAGCATCCTTATAGAGACGCGGGCCTTCACCCCATTGCAGTCCGACTTTCTTGCCCATGATACCCTCTCCGGCGTAAAACCGCTCAAGAGTCCGGCATACATAACCAGGCAAATCGTTGTCATCACCATAAGGTATGATCCTTACACCGTTGACCGAGGTGTAATTATTAGGAGTATCAGCTCCAGCAATATACGAAGCCGAGGAGAGAGACCCAAGGGAGCGACCGCCCATTGAGAAACTGTATATTGATCCGTCTCCGGCATCTATGAAACCGAAATTTCCGGCTCTGCGTATAATCATATCTCCCATAATGTCAGCTTAAGATTGTAGCCATACCGTTAAACTCAACTATCAATGGCTGCCAGCACACAAGATTTTCCCCTGTATCTACGTCACGAAAAAACAGTTTGTGCGAGGCATCCGCCACGTCATCATCACCAGCTTTCGGACGCAGAACCGCGCGGCACACGCGCCTAAGATCGCCACCGCGTCTGCGTTGTCGGTCCCACTTGCGAAACGCAAAACTGAACGGCTCGCCAGCTGCCGTGGATGCTTTCATACGCTCCACCGCCTCAAAAACCCCTATGGTCATTTTGTCTTGTATCGTTTCCATAAGTCGTAAATCAATGTCGGTACAATCAACAGCAACAAGGCTGCCAGCATGAACACTCCGATCAGCTCCTCTACTGAGAGCCGTGCCTTGACTGTCGTAGTCTTTTTGGTATCTGTTTTTTTATACTCCGATACAGAACTTGTCACTCCTGATGCAGCAGACGCGGAATTGTTTGCGTACCCGGATCTTTTATTATGCGCTTGATGCTCTCGCGTCTTACTCCGCTCAGTCCCCGAGAGCTTTCGGAGCTGGCCGGCAGCGTCCCATTCAAATGTCAACGTCCAGTCAGATTCATGCTCCACGGTCGTATCTATGCTGTCACTGTCCGATATGCTGACATCTGACGAAGCCGTAGCCGTTACGCCCACGGAATCTGTGGTCTCAGTCCTATGCACTTTATTTTCGGACACTGACGAACGGGACGCTTTGCATCCCGCCCAAAGCAGCAGTGACGGAATCAGCATACAAACTGCAACCAATATCGCGGCTAAAGATCTTTCATGCTTTCTTCTCATCTTCATTCTCTGATTTGATTGCATCCATGGCAGCCTTGGCAATAGCTTTGCCGAGGTCATCATAATTGTCAAGTATGATACCCATGGTTTTCTCAGCCTTGCGTATCTCCGCCTTCTCATGTGTACTCTCAAATATCGACTTCCACTCACAAAATATGTTGAACGAAGCCATTGCCAAAGTCAACACCGGGAGCGGCACCAGACTGCACACGAGCATATCCACCAACGACAGGCATACCATCGGCGGAAAATACTTGGCAGCTTTGGCGCAGGTCATCTTATAACCTTTGGAGGTTGTGGCGATACGGGCCTTGCGGGCTTTCCGCACACCGCACACAAAATCCACAGCCATCGCCACAACTGTAGCTACATAGGCGATAAACATCCAGGCTGCATGAGCCTGAAATGGCGTAAAATCAAAATTGCCGAATATCGGATCTAAAAATTCCATTGCGAAACGGTTTATAATGCAAAAATACACCACACGCACCGCCGAGCATAGGACAATCAAACCGTCAGAAAATCCATAAAATCCATTTTGCTCTAAAATTTGCAATACATCTGTTTTCCAGCCATTTATCATCTTGCAAAAATAAAAATCCAAAATCCGACACTATGCGCAGAGTGCGACACACTCTGAATCGCGCCAGTGCGCACCGGTAGCCAAATGGTGAAATATGAGTAACCGGCAGCCGTCATCACGACGGCCACCGGCTCCAACAACCAAACTAAAAGTAACAAATGGCTAATAGCTTTCAGCGACTCTTGCCTTCAAGCCAGGAGTCTACCGCCACCGCCACACCAGGCACGGCAGACACAGACTCTGGACGTGAGGCTGCGATCCAGTCAGTACGCATCATAAGGTATTTGAAGGCATCGGAGAAATTGGTCGACAGTCGTGGCAGCTTCTTAGGCTCAAGTTTCTCAGTGCGCTTGACCTTTGCCACTATTTTCTGCGCACCCCGGTATTTGATTTCAGCACGTGCGCCCTCGATACTGCTGACCATCTCGGCGCAATTGACAGCATCCACCAACAGCCGGGGCAGACGGTTGTTATGTCCGTCCATAAGCTCATACATGAAATTATACTCTGCATTCTGCTTGATTACAGCCTGGTCTCGGCTTTTGAGATTGACAGTCCAGCCAGTACGCGATCCGTCAGCTCTGCGCTCTACCATCTGCTTGAACTTGACAGCCATATCCTCTCCCTGCTTGGCATAGTTATTGCCGGCACGGTCATAATAGAGATTAAGCACCTTATGGCGGTGTGGGTTGAAGAACTCTACGAACTGGTCGGCAAGTTCCCTTAGCCAAGCCGGGGGCAGCGCATAGAAGTTGCAATGCACCCGGTATGATGTCCCGCCATCCTGACCTATGACCAATGACATCATATTGCCGAAGTCCATGCCGCCATCTATGGCACAGTCAGGATCAAGATAACGTAAATCGCGTGATGTAGCAGCAGGCAGACCGTTTGCCGTGCCGTCAAAATATTTATGTCTCTGATCAAACAGAGTGTAGAAACGCATTTCCCGTTTAAGCGACGGGCGCATGCCCACGACACTTTTAAGGAACTCAGGCCGCTCGAGAGCTCCGTTATACAGTCGTTCGATATAACCAGGAGTCAATATGTCTATATTGGCAAAACTCGAGAGATTTACGAAATAGGTCTGCCCTTTGCGCAGCTTCACCAGAGCTTTGTCATAATATGCCAGATCATTCTCAAGCGATGCGATAACTGACGGAGCTGCCGGCTCATCCATATGCTGCATGGCGGCATATCGTTTCAGCAGCTCATTGCGCACGGAGGCTGCCTGTACTATACGTAATATCCGTTGCGGATCCATCTCCCCGGCATAGCGGAAAAACCAGTCATATTCACCCTCCGTCACATCAGGCATATCGGTTGTGATAGTGACACCACCATAGAGGTGACAACCGCCGTATGCTATGGCATTGCCACGAAGTACAGGCATCACCCGGGCTGCACGAGCATCAGAGGCATATTTAGCTTCGTCAAAAAACAGATGCACCACACTCTTGCCAGCCATCAGCGACGGATTATCCAGAGAGCCAAGAAACAACACCGCTCCGTTGTAGAACGAGTAACAGTATTTATAGTCGTCAACAATCACGGAACAACGCCTGACCCATTCATCCGGCGGACGTTTACCCTTTATATAATGCACACCTTCAATCCATCCCTGTAGCTTCCAACCGTTTTGGACGGCTGGCATTATATTGTTAATCAGGTTGGAGTAGGTATTTGCCACTATGGCAAGTGGCGCACCCGGCATAAGCTCCACGCTCCTGCGGGATCTGCGCGATATAATCACTGTGGATTTGGCAGTACCACGTCCGGCGACAGCCACAAGATTAGTCGTGTCAATCCAGTCGAGCGTCATCATGGCAGCAGAGCCATACATCAGGGCGGTGCGGTCATTATTCTTCGGATTCGGCAAACTCTTTTGCATCGGCGAGCATCTTATCAAGCAGGTTTCGTTTCAATATGCCGGCATCCTCCTTTGCCTGTCGGCGCACATTATCCGGCACATCCGGTATGGAGTCGATGAAAGCCTCAAGCTCCTTACGGTCTACATCCGGCGCACCCATGGATGCGGCATCAGTGGTGTATATGACCATGGTGGCAGGATTCAGCAGCTCATCGGGGATTGACGGAGCTACTGCATCATAGCATCCTCTGAGTTTGGCAGCCTCTTTATAGAATCCTCTGGCATCCTTGAAATGCCCGGTAGCAGCTGCCATATCGGCAAGTTTCTCAAGACGGTCGGCATAAAAATTGCTCCATGCACGGGGAGTAACGTCATCCTGAGAATAAAAAAAGTTAAGAGAATCAGCATATACCTTACGTGCCATCCAATCAGACAACCCATAGGCATCGGACTTGAGCAGCTTTATAATCCCGGCTTTGGTTACAATCTTTTGCCCTCCCGCATGGGTCATTCTGGCACGCAAACCGCGCACCAGTTCCATCAGGGAGTAATATTCCCGTTCGGCAGGTGTCAGGGCATCAAGCGTATGCGTAGACAGGATCCGCTCGATACCGGCTCGTGTCACCCCATCAAAATCAATTCTTGATGGGCGAGGTTTAGAGGGAAAGTTCATCATCATCGGCAGCTGCTATCATTTCACGGAAACGGTTTCGGTCTTGATATTTCATCAATGTCTGTAAAGCCTGCAAGTTTCCTCCCTCAGCTGATTCAAATGCCGTCAACTGAGGCTTTGCAAGCCCGTAAGCACGACCTTCTGCCATAAGCCGTCCTATGCGTGACAACGGTTTACGAGCCATTTCCACAAACAGGTCTATGTCTTTTTGTGGAAGTTCAAGGGCACGGGCTATGTCCTGAGGAGACAGCCCTGTAGCGGCAAGTTTTCGCAGATCGTCAAGCTGCTCATCTGCGAAAACTATACCGTCATACAGCTGCGGAGTCCTTATGTCATCTACTCTGTCAGACATGTAAATCGTTTTTCAAGTTCTGCTATAACAACGGCTATACGGCGCATCTGATAACCGGCTTCGGATCGGTCACACGGCTTGCATCCCGGGCGGGACAGATATGACATCATCCGAAAGCGATATTTCCGCTGCCGGGCAATCTCGGCTAATATTTTTTTTTACGATTCTCCATCTCCGATTTCAACCTGTAAAGGCGATCGGTCCAAGAAGCAACGCGCATGTCTGCGCTGTCTTTTTCCTCAGAAGTCCCAGCAGACTCTGACGCTTTCTGAGCCTTGCGCAGATTAGTCCGTGCCGAGTGTATTTTTTTCTGAAGCTCGAGGTCAGAGAGCGTGGATGGATCCTCAGCAGACATAGCCTCCTTGATTTTGTCAAGTTCACCCAGAAGCTGTCCTGTAGACCTGTAATGCTCGAGCTCACGCCATGCCATGCGGTTAAACAGGTAGTCATCAATGACGGCTTTGGATTCTACAGTCATCAGATCCCCGTCACCGGCAGCTACGAGTTTCCGATGATTCTCCCTGTAACGATCCAGGGCAGAAAACATATCATTGACCAGCACTTTCAACACGTCCGGACAGTCAGGCTCGGAAAGGAAAGGGAAACGCTCTCTGAAACGCAACTTTTTCTGCACATCAGGAGCTACAGGCTGCAACGGGACATGATGACCTGTTAAAACCAAACATCTATAGTCTGATGCAGCTGTCATAACACTTTTGCCAGAGGCAGCAGCCATACGAGGCAGCCCGGCGAACTCGGACATCGTAAGCCCGGCGAGCTTACGCAGTTCCTCATTGAGAATATCACGATTGCTCTGTGATTCATCCAGAGCAAAACGCCTCGCCAGCATCCTGTTCGTGCCATATCGGGCATACAATGCCACTCCGTCACGGTAGAGGCGTGGACCTTTCAGGTAATCTGTAATTTCTTGCTTCATATGTCAGAAATCTGTATGTCACAAAGATAATCCACACATTTACGCCGCCATAGGACACAAAAAAATGCGCCCGGCTTCACAACCGGGCGCATTCCATTCCTATAAATCCAATAATCAACTATGAAAAACTCCTAAACTATGCAGTAATTTCAAGCGGGATTGTAGCGGTCGGTCTCGATCCACACGACACTGTCGGCAGATGTCGCAAAGGCACGGAGTGTCAGCTGTGCACCGTTCTCACCGACGAATGTCTTGCCGTCACGGAGCATCAGCGAGCCTCCTGACACTACTGTAGGGGCACTGGATGCTCCACCGGTGCCGAGCAAGGTCACGACAGAGCCGTGCTGACCGCCCTCTATGACGGATATGGCAGCCGAGCCTGACAACTGGTAGCAACCGTCGGCGGTGTAAACCACCTTGGTGGCATCTGCTTCCACCACGCCCACGGCTTCTTCGCGGGGCAGTGTGCCCTCGTAGATACCGATGTCGTCACCACGGCTGATCTGGGCGAAAGTTATCTCATTGATGGTGCTTTCGCCGTTGGCTGTCAGCGAGGGTGTCAGCACACACGGATTGCAGGGCGAACCGATTATATCGGCTGGGCGGCCGTTGCAGTAGCGCATCACCACGATAACCTTGCGGTTAAGGTAGTTGGCTTTGAACTCGCGCACCTCTATGCTGTTACCGGGATGGTTGCCCTTGAGCTGCGGTTTGAAACCTACCTGGTCGGTGTCGCCCTCGGCAGCTGATGTAACCTCGGCAGTGCCGGGTGTGACATACAGGCTGATGGCATAACGGTCAGGGAGCAATACGATGTCTCCGGCAAGTTTCACGCCGCCGGCATCGCGTGGAGGAAAATATGCGATGTCCTCCACATCGATAATATCTATCTCATCGCGCATCTGCAATGCTATGCCCGGACTGCCGGGCGCACGATGCACTGAAACTTTGCAGTAATCCATATTGGTGGTTTTTAAAGATTAGAAAAACAGGGAGGGGCTACATGCCCCTCCCCGAGGCTTATGAGCGTGAAACTTCGTGTATGGTCTCGGCATTACCCTTGACGAGCTTGATCGATGCACCGTCTTTGAGGCTGATGTCTGCTGTAAGCGCAAACTTGTCACCCTTCTTGATAGTGGTTACATTCGCGCCCTTGCCGTTACCATATAGGGTATAGACCACTCCGGGAGTCATACCCGCTATGTCTGTAATCTCGGTGGGCTGGGTGTTGACACCACACACAAACTCGTTGGAGCCGGTGAAGTCAAGGGCTGTCGCATCAGGTGCAATCTGGAGCGCGGGTCCTGATGCTGTAGCGCGTCCCAGCTCGATAAACTTACCGTCGGCACGTTTCATCAGGGTGATGGTGTCCCCTACTCCAGGCTGCCATGCGGCCGACAGCAGCGAGAACACCCCGGCTACGGAAATCTTGACACCATGACCGCCGGCAGCACCGCAACGGAGACTGACAACTTCTCCCACCTTGGCATCAGCTATGTCAGTAATCTCGAACTCGGATGTGTTGCGCACCGTCGATACTGAGCGGTGGAGAAGCACCGAGGGGTTTTTATCCGGCTCGGCAGCGATATAGTCGGTCATGCCGCGGTCGTACTCGTTGGTCCAGATGAGCTGACGAGAACCGTCCATCTCCTCTTTGCTCTCGTATTTGAAGCCCACGACCTCCGCCTGTAGGCTCTCTTTCCATAGACTCCACACCTTGAGCGTCCAGTCCTGTTGCTCAAGCTGGAACTTGAGCATCTCGCCGGCTGCCTGCTCATAGGTCTTGAGGTTGCCGTCAAACGTCCAGATGAGACGGTGGTGGCTGTCGGCGTTTGGCACAGAAACGATTTTGACGTTGGGATATTCCCATACATACATCACGCCGGCTTTATAGTCCATGTTTTTACCGTTGTGGGTCTCAAGCCACTTATGGTACCATGGGATCATGTGGGAGGGCATGTAGAGCACGATACGTCCAGTGTCGCGCCACTCGGCGGGGATCATTGAGGTGCCTCGGTAGAGCACTTCGCCGATATTGCCGGGTGTGATTTCACCCAGTTCGAAAGGCTTGATCTGATACACGGTGCGCCCTGTATGTCCGCCGTCGGGAGTGAAATCGATATAACCTTCTATGCGCTTGCGGATGTATTCGTAGAGACCATCGGCAGCTTCGTTGGCACGTCCGGGAATGCCGGGCGTGGGATTCTTGCGCACACCGTTTACGCGGCGCTGTTCACGCTCGTTGTGGAGCTTCTCTGCAACACGTGCAAGCAGGTATTCGATAAACGACCACTTGATAGCACCGGACCCCTCGCGGTTGAGCGAACCGATCCAGCTGCGCTCGAGAGTCTTCATGTCGGTAAACAGATGCGTGAACTGCACTCCGTACATGAGCAGGGTTTCGGTATCAAACTCGAATTTACCCTTTACGAGCTGCGAGAACTGCGAGCCTACGGTGTTTTCGGGCTGCGACATCTCACCGAGCCATATGGATGTCAAGGTATCCATGTGCTGATGACCGCTCTCGAGCGGGAACAGCTTCTCAAGCGACGGCAGCGTGGCGATATACGACTGTAAGCGATCACGCCACGGAGTGCGGTAGAAGGCACCGAGGTCATCGTTGAGACGCCTGTAGTCGATAGAGCTTTCAAGCGGAGCAGCGACCATCACACCCTGCTGGGCGAGCATGGCGGCGCGGGCACGGGCATTGTACGGACGGTCAAGGGCAAACATATCGCCCTTGAGTCCCATCAGCTGTTTGGTGTCGTTGACATCTACAGCATCAGCTGGCGCTTTGACTCCGGCGGTAAAGTCCGGAAGCTCCGACAGTGCGGCGATTTTGTCCGTGAGGGTCTTGATACGTGTTTCAGCCTCGCCAAGCAGTTTGGCATCAGCAGCCTTGCTCTCCTTGAGAGCAGCCACTTCGGCGGTCTTTGCGTCAAGATTGGCGGTCAGCTCTGACAGCAGCCCAGACATGAGGGCTATGCGTTTGTCATCCGGATCATCGGCGGCACGGCCTTCCGTGTCTGTCTCCTTGAGGGCTGCCACCACTCTGTCTACGAAAGGTTGACCAAACCCGTAGCCGAGCAGAAGCTGCTTTTCTTCGGCGGTGAGGAATTCATTACCGTCATCACCTTTGCTGAAGGCATCAATGTGGAGTATCGCCTTGATAGCAGGGAAAAAATTCTTTATATCCATGTGTAAAGAAAAATAATGAGTGTTTATTATGGTTGGTTAAACTCTTCTTCTATCTGGGACTTTATACTCTCGGCAAGAATCCATGTGACAGCGTCATCCAGTCCACCCTTCTGATCCACTATGCCCATGCGCAGAGCTTCGTCAGCGTAGAAAGTGGCACCACGATAAAGGGGCGATGATTCGTCATATTCTATGCCCGTATTAGCAGCAACGCTTTCACAGAATATCCGTTGGATTCTCTCAAGCTTCTCCTTTATCAGCGTTTCGTCCCCTTTCTCCCACAGCTGGCGGTAGGCTACATTTTTGAGATCGGACGTGTCGGGATATATATCGCGGTAATCTATGCCGTTGGTCTCATAGAATTTCTTGAGACCGAAAAATGACATCATCGTGCCGACACTGCCGACTTCGGCAAGCTTGGAATCTACAAAAACACGGGATGCTGCCGTTCCGATCCAGAAATGGGCAGAACACATCGACCCTTCGCACACTGTAGCAACAGGCTTGGGTGCCGTTGCTATCATGGAAGCCAGACGGTCAACATGCGATGCCATACCACCGGGTCCGTCTATGCGGAGAATAATCCCTATAATCTTGGGATTGCTAAAAGCCGCCTCCAGAGCATCGATGACATGTAACGTCACCCATGAGTAAAGGAAGCCTTCAAGTCTGATGACGGCAACTGTATTGTCTGGAAGAGCCAGATCGTCAAGATGCCATGAGCTGCTGCATGTATTGGCAGCAGTGGCGTTAATAACACTCGTGGGCAGATCCGCACCCTGGAGCATGCGGTCCACGACATCAAGGCGACCGCTCGTCACTGCCGGAAGGATCACGCCCATCAAGTGGGCATATTCACGGGCGCGTACACAACACGCCCCATTTATGAGAGACTGTAGTCTTTCCACTGCGATAAATCTTTTTATCGCAAATTAAGTCTCTATAATATGATGTCACAAGGACGTTACGGCTTCAATATCAGATTGGGATGCGTGTCAACCCCTGTAAGCGATAGCGAGATATAACCGTTGCAAATTTCACATGTCAAATTAAGAGGATGCTCAGGAGAACCGCACACACGGGCTATCCCTCTGCCGTCCCTGAACACTGCCACACAATCTGTCAGAGACATAACTCTCAACCGTTGCATCATATGCACCCCTGTATCTGCCACATTAGCTGCAACGGTTTTCTTGTAGCCTTCGGAGCTGCTTTCATCACGGAAAGTCAGGGAGCCCGGGACTATGGGAATTTCCATCACATCCCCTGCCAGGCTGATGTCAGCAGTACGGTATGACTCTGCAAACCAGCATATGCTGCTCAACGGCAACAAAGCAAGCTCACATGGTACGGTCAACGCCATCGACATGTTTATTTCATTATTCATAACAGTTTGATTTTTAGCGACATCCTCATTTTTTCCGCGAAATATCCCTTCGGGAGGACAAATCAAGGCACTCGGTGAGTAATATTTTTGTGGCGATTTAAATGTTTTTAACTCCTCGCTTTAAACCTGTACCCGCGCTTGGCACTGCGGCGCTCCCGGCACTTCCACCTCTGATAGTGCTTGAACATCGCTTCCTCGCTCAGAGCCTCTATGCCGTAGCGGTGGCGGAAGATGCAGATCGAGTCTATGTAATTGATGCCGCGCAGATGTTTCTGCTCGTCAAGAAACGCATGCAGCTCAGCCCACATCAGCACACGCAGACGGTCAGCAAGCACCTTGGATGCCCGCCCGGACAACCAGTTGTAACGCCGCGGATCCTTGCCTCCGCCTGCCCTTCCGTCCCTGCGGTCAGGCAATGCAATCGTAAGATTGCCGGCATCCACGGGCTTGGCATTTTCAGGGCGCAGACTCAGCAGGTCATAAAGCAGCACATAGATGTCCGAACTGTCAGGGAAACGGACGGCTCCCGCTTCATCATCATGGTATTTGCCCCGGGCATACTGTGCCAGTACCTCCGGGACTTCAATCCTCGTAGTAATCATCATAGCAAGAAATTAAGACAGACGCGAATTTATAAAATTTCTTAAAGTATATGAAATCCGCAGCGTTAATGTTTCATAAGGGAATTTTCGCCAGGAAAGTGTAATTTTTGCTGACGGTGGAGATATTTCGTACAAAAAAGTGTAGATTCTGTAACAGCACCTATTAAAACCGTAACTCGCTGCTAATCAATACATACATTCATCAACGATGTTACATGACATAATTGTAACCGTGTGTAACAGCAACTGTAACACCAAAACCCTCTCCAAGACTGTCTAATTACCTCTTATTTTGTTACACTTTTTACACTTCTCTATATAAAGTTACAAAAACAAAAGTGTAACAATAATAATGCCTCTCGCGCTCTGATTTTGGGATTTTTCGCCTGAAACCAATTGTGTTACACATTTACACTTTTTTGTACCAAAAATGGGGTGTGGGGCGAAATCACCGAGAGCCGTCAGAGGCAAGATTGCCACTCCAGGCGCAAATGTTAACGAAATGCCGATTTAATTCAGGTCCAAATGTTAAGATTGGCTAAAATAGCACACTGCCAGACATAATACTTTTATTTATTTCAACAATAAAAGAAGAAATGTATCTTTGGACATATCAACATATACGTGGGAAGCGAAAAAACAAACAGGTGGCAAATCTTCTTGATTTTCCACCTGTCATGGCAATGTAAAATGCCTACCGGATATTCCTATGATTCTTTGGCTGATGATAAATATCGTTTGACATTTGACGGACTCAGAGCTTGCAGCAATGCACCGACATCGCGCAACTCTTCCTGATATGCACTAAAAGCCGTCTCATCCCTCAGACCGATAGTATAAGCATAGACCATGACCAAAGATTCATATGCCTTGTCCATGGAATCAAAATATGGCATCACGGCAGGGATGACTGCCGTGGCGGGAATACCTCGTTTCATGCCTGACCTCCTTTCGCGCTGTCGGCGGGGTCGGTGATGTGGATGGTGACCGTACCGCCGTAGATGTTGAAGATGATGTGGCCGTCGGCGCGTACCGTCGTAGCCACCGTGTCCATTTCCTCGCGGATGGTCTCGCCCAGCTCTATCATCAGGGCTGCCACCTTTGCCGAGGAACATGAGCGCGTGCGCTCCGCTGCATTGTTGTTTGTGTCTTGCATGTGCTTGTTGGTTTTAGCTTATAGACAGAAAAACGGCTGTCATATCCCGTTCGCTAAAACCAACAAGCACCGCTCCGAAGAGCAATAATTGTATGCGGATATGGCAGCCGTATAGGCTTGTATGTAATCAGGGCATAAAAATAGCCCGTGACTTGTGATGTCCGAGCAATTGACCGATGCCCGACGGAAGCGGATTACCGCTTGTTAGTTTTAGCAATGGCAAAAGTAAGGGAAATTTCGGAAACTGCAAAATTTTTTCAAAAAAATACATTTACAATTTTGTTATTTACAAAATTATTACTACCTTTGTAGTGTAAGATTAACCCAAACAAGAAAGGAGGTGTATATGACATGACACACAAAAAATGGTTGATTTCCCGAATACTCGACCTACTTGCAATGATAGAGAATAAGAGAAATCAACCGACAGTCAACCAAATCAGAGCTCTGCTCTACATCTTAGCAGATGATTAACAAAAGCCCCCGGGTGACAGACGGGGGCAAATTTAATAAATTTCCTTATAACATGGCAGACAAGAAGATTACATTTGAAGAATTATGCGACCCCGAAATCAGACGCGCCCAGCATGTGACCATCAAATCAGGGGCGGTGTGGGTCGCGTTCCTTGAACTTAAGGGATTGCTCAACAAATCACAGCTCGCACGTCAGTATTTCCACAAGACGCATGCGTGGCTCTCTCAGAAGCTCAACAGCAACATGGTGCTCAACCGCCAGAAAGGATTTACACAAGAGGAATACCACCAGTTAGCGGAAGCCTTCAGGGACATAGCGCGCCGACTCGAGGCGCATGCCGACGAGATAGACGCGGCTGCCCCCGACGGCTCAACAGACGACTGACCGCGCCCAATCAGAGCACACACATCAACGCCCTGCCTCCAGCCACATCGCGGAGGCAGGGCGTTTCGTGCCATATATATGTCGCTGTATGTCATATCAACATATGTTTTATGCGAAAAATCCCCCGCGCCATCACGGCGCAGGGGAAACCAACTTGCATTATCAATAACATTCCGAATAGAAATGCTCATATTATATCTTTGTCATTTTCCTTGCTTCCGTCTGATGGTGCATCTCCTGTCATGGCACTTTGCAGCTTGACTGTTTCGGATGCCAGATAGAATATCTTTCGGAATGGCTCGGAGCTTACTGCTTCGGTAGCCACCGCAGCAGCCACAACTTCAGCGAGACCCACCACACTTCCGCCGACATTACGGCTATCTGTGACGACTAAGAATGCTCCACGGTTTTGCTCATCCATGGAGACCCAGCGCGATAACTTTTTGAATATATCCCTCGACAGGTCTTCCGTGCTGCAATCAGCTACCACAGCACTTGAGGATTCTTTTACAATATTTTCTTGAGACATAGTAATATAGTGTTAAATGGTTGATGGTTTCAGGAATCAGAAAAGCAAATGCTCACATTATATCTTTGTCATTTTCTTTGCTTCCGTCTGATATCGTGAGCGAGGGCTATGGTGTTTTGCTGCTTGGCTGCTTCGGCTTCTGCCTCACGTATAATCTCCCGAATTGGCGAACGTGCCATCAAATGCCGTGTCATCGTCTCAACCAAGACGCGATGACGACCAACCGGAGCACCATATACACCGACTTCATCGGCGGTGATTAAGATCGCGCCTCGGTTCTGATCATCAAGACGTGCCCAAGCCTCAATCTTGTCGGCAAGCTGGAGCATCAAATCTTGAGCACTGCAATCAGCTTCCACAGCACTTGAGGATTCATTTACAATATTTTCTTGAGACATAGTTATATCGAGTTAAATGGTTGACAGTTTCAGGAATCAGAAAAGCGAGGGCTGTGGGTCGGTGCGTTCCTTGGCGAGTGCCGTAAGTTTCTCGTCTATCTCGCGTATCTCTGATTTGATCACGCGCGACTGCTCGAGCAGCTGACCGCGTTCGCGCAGCAGGTCAGCCTCGAGGCGCGACCGCTCGGCAGCCTTAAGCGCCGCACCGACAAAATGCTGCCACAATACATCGTAGCACTCGCGACGATACGCGATGACAGACGCACGGCTTTCCTCGTTTACGTTTTTCGGGTTGATCGAAAACAACCATCCGAACACGTAACGAATAGGGATACAAAACATCTCATACTTCTTGCCATCGGCACCAGCCGAGGGGCTGAGCACCCCGACTGGTGCCAAAAATTCATCATTCTGGATTTTGTCGCGCTGCGCCTTAGCATCTATGCCGATAGCATTGCAGATAGGAGTGACAGGCAGATAAGTCTCGCCGTCCTTTTCAACGGTCACGATGTCGATGCCGTTGATCCTGGTGATTGGGTTGGGATTCATGTGTGTTGATATTATAGGGTGGATATATTCGCAGGGGTTAGCGACAGTATGCGTATATAGCCGAGCTGCTCTATGGCGCGGAGGTCGGGCAGATCAGCCTCGGCGACGGGAAAACGGCTGTGCCAGTTAACGGTGATGCCCTCTATGCCGAAGCGTTGCTTAATGCGAGCCACCTTGCCGCCGTAGCCTCCCAGGATAGCACGTCGTTGCCATTCTATCCACACACTGTATTTTGTGGCCTCTCCGGGAGTCGAACCCGGGCGAAGGCTTGCCGCGTCCGCGCCGTTGAGGCCATGATGTGCAGCCGGAACCTTCACAGGCTCACGGCTGCATTTGGCAGAAAAGCCATCAGTCATCACAGTAATTAAACTACTCATATATCGTCAAAATGGAAGGTCATCCTCAGGGCGGTCATCATCGCTAAACAATTTCGATGATGGTTGTGCTGCCTGTTTATCAGCCATATCTTCGGTCTCGGCTTTACATAAATCCGGGACACTCTTTATATAATAGTGTTCTACTATTACCGTGCGGTTAGGATTGAAACGGTCTGCTACCCGTCGGGTGATGCGTCCATCAGTATGGGATATTGACGGTGGATTGAACTCGGCTATCCATGGGCATATAGAGCAGAATGCTTTTAGGGACTTTGTGAAGGCATGCGGTGAAACCTTCTTTGCACTTGCCTGTGTCTCATAATCAGACATAACCTGGTCTTTTCGCAACTCAGTATCAAGATTATTTGACTCTCTGGAGAAGTAGACATTAGCCCACTCCTCAAATCCAGCAAGCATCATCTGCTTCTTGGACCTTACCATGATATTCTCCATGTCAGGCTCGAGCTTCATATTGAGCGGAGCCACAGACAAATAAAACCTCAAGCACTGCATCCAGAAATTAAGATCGGCATTCCACAAGTTCTCAGGATAGTCGTTGGTAAGCAGCTGTCCAGGATAGCCGAGATCGTCAGCAATATTGCGCGATTCGCGGTAGTCGTTGCCCTCACTTTGGGCATGGTAGTAGTCGGAATTGCTGACAAACAGTATTCGCCGGCGTGTAGATCCTGAAAAGTCAGGCAGAGCATAATTCGTTGCCAGCACGAATTTAGGACTTGAGCTGAAATCCATTTCATAGGCGTTCTCCTGCTTGCGGTTGACATTGAGTGATCCTGTAATCAGATTATAGAGCCGGTCCACAGGGAAACGAGGAATTATATCGTCAACGAAAACAAGGCGTGTCTCGTCATTTATCATCGAGAAAGCGAAATCGCCGTCCAATACCTTGTAGTTTCGACCGTCCATCTCCACCTTGGGAAGTATGCGCGAAATGGCATTTATCAGAAACGACTTGCCACTACCACCATTGGCAACTCCCTGATCAGAGATAGTGTTATCCATAAGGAATGGAGCCCATGGGCGCGTCAATGACTTAAATCTATGCAACAGATAACCTATCGCGAATATCTTGTTAATAAGGCTCTTTTTCTGGATGCGTATTTCATCCTCAGTCAGCATAGGACCGGCAATGTCGAAGTGATGTGCCTCCCGATATTTAGCCGCTTCTTCGGGCGGCAAAGCGTCCATGCTCTCCTCTAATTCCTTGCGCCAGTATATGCGAGAGGCGTTAACTAAATACCTGAAATAGTATGAAGGCATCGCTTTGATTTCAATGTCATAACTGTCGGGGTTGCGCGGATCTGTCGATGTTATATCAAACATATCAGGCAGCGGTGAGAATTTATGCCGTATCAATGATTTCTCCCGCACATAACGGCCGTTGAGCACCTTGCGGATGTCAAGTTTCTCTATGCCGTCGGCTGTCACTTCCACTGAGCAACCGTCAAAATAGAAGGTCTGTGATGTAGATGTGCTGTCTGAAAAATCAAGCCTGACAGGTGACAGCAGATCCGATCCTTTGGAGCCAAGCAACTCAGTGGTCATGATGGCTCGACGCAGACGGTCGGGACGACCTGTCTCCAAAGCCCATCGCTTCACGAACTCCCTTGCCGAGCGCATAGATACGGTCTTTACCACGTTGGCATCAATCCTGATTATCTCATCAGTAGGCTCTCCTCTTTCATCAGCCAGCAGATGAAATCCGCTCAAACGCAGAAATTCAGCCAAAGCCTCCGCGTTGATGTTGTAGACATCGCCTTTCTTTTTCTCCCATGTCTTGGTCCAGAATATGGCAGGGGTAGCCGTCGCCAGCAGCTCCTTGAAATCGCTCCTATAGGGGCGCAACTCGTTCCAATCTCTGAAGTCCTTACGTGGCTTTCCTCGGTTATCAAGATAGGTGGTCAGCCATTCAGGCAGCCATATCGTGCGTATGTCTATGAATTTAAGAGCAAGCTCGGCACCGCGTCTACGCCCTGTCTGATCCAGATCAGGTATGTTGTAGAGTACATCCACATATTTCATCAGCTCGGTATATTCATCAACCGACAGATTGTAAGTTTCCGAATTGAACCACAACGGATAATATCCCATTGACTTAACACACAGGCTGTCACGTTCGCCCGAGCATATGATTGCCTCAGGAATTTTCTTCGGTCTGTACTTGGCATTTTCATTGCCAGGATCCGTCCTGAACCGCTTCTCCTCCTCGTCATTGAGAGCTTTATACGCGGCTATCAGCTCGTGAAGCCCGTTAGTGTATTCTCTCGGTTTCTTACCTGCCGGTCTATACGAAAACCGCCATTGCTTGTCAGGATTGAGCGGTTCGTAGACTTTATAAAACACATCCTCATTATCACCCTTGTCCGTAAACCGACATTCTCGCATAAATATCGGAAAATTTCCGGTGGAATACCTGTAAGTTATTTCGCCGTTCTTCACCGTAGCGACATACTGACATGAGTGCCAGTTGAGCGCATCGCAATCGCCCTGCGTGACGGAAGGACCCATCACTTTCAGCTCTTCGTCTGTAAATGCTTCCTTGAACTCCCAAAAACAGTCACCGTCTTTACGATCTCCAGCAGGTGTCTTGCGGATGTCGGGTTTATTTACCGATTTGTCAAGGCTGTCAGTAACGCCGAATTTCTGTGCCAGATCCAAAATAGCCTCACCGAAGCGAAGCCCGGTCTCACGCATGTGTACCGTCAGAGGGTCTACACCCTTTCCACCGTCACCAAAATCAGCAAGAATCCACACACGGTATTGGTTGCGGTTATATAGCTTCACACGTGCAGAAGGTGTGCGCTCTCCTGGACGTGCCTTGAATGGCATGTTCTTTACTGCTGCCTCCCTTACATCAGGATAATGCAGCGCAAGAATATCCAGACCGCTATCCGTTGCCTCATATAATTTTTGTACTGGTATCATTGGCTTCGATTCTGTGATGTGATGTCAAATTTAGAGTCAGTTTCTCATGGTACAAAGGTCACCCATCCCTTTTCGCAATAATGAGTGGTTCGGGACCAGATCTGTCGATATGAGTCGATATGCACAGGCCTCGCAACTTTAATCTTGTCGCTCCTGATCGGATGGCATCATAAAAAGGAGCTGGCAGTTCTACGGTTTCACCGATATCCAGCGAGCGCAACGTCCCGAAAATGTTGATTTCAGTTGAACAACCTCGACCAAGCGTGGTTTGGTTACGGTAGATGATTGGCATATTCTAACTCAGATTTTATTGTATATTTGTATTTTATTTATTTCAACAACGCAAATATACTATATTAGTATTGCATTACTACTATATATGTAGTATTTTAACAATATTTATATTATGCAAAACAGCGTATCGTCAATACATCTTGGACGACTTATTGAAAAAATTCTTGAGGAAAAGCATTTGAGTCGTGCTTATTTAGCAAGGCAACTCAATATGAGTCCGCAAAATATCAGAAAAAATATTCTCGAAAAGGAGTCTCTATCAACGGACAAGATACAACGAATAAATGCTATCTTAGATTGCAATCTGTTTGACTATTTCACCACTCCGTCAGATAGAAGTATCACGATAAAGGATTGCGACAGCTCACAAATTGCAGCTCACGACTTCTACAACCAATCTGGAGCAAACGAAATAGCCGGGTTAAAAAAGCAGATAGAAATTCTTGAGGCACGTTTGGCTGACAAAGATACTATGATTGAGTGGCTCAAAAAATCACTTGAAAAATACAGTAGAGAATAATAAACACCATCTTAATCCAAAGACACACACTGTGTTATATGTTTCCAAACATACACAGTCTATAGACGAATTTCAGACGCAAGCCCTACAATCAGAAAAAAATGCAAACGTCTAACATTCTGAATACAAGCAATATCCCATATCGCATCTTTACTAAAACATGCGATATGGATCCCTCTCTCTCCGCCAAAACGCAGACAATCCCCTGAAACTCAACGAGTTGACAGGGGATTAGCTTTTTAAACTCGGACACAATCCGGACACAAAAGTTTCTGCGTCAAACAGTCATATTTATTCACACGTAACATTCTTTCGCCAAAGAATGTTAAAAAAAATGTGTGCCATACGCAAAAATTACACACCTCCAAGCGAAGTCTTAAATTACACGATTCCCAAACTGCACACGGGAAAAACATGGTATGTCGATTTCTTTTCCTTCGACC